GGCCGAATACTGGTCAGGTCATACGTCGGCTTTCCTCCGACAAGCTGCAGTTGGCGATGCTTTTCATTGAGTTCCCAGCGCCACGGCCCTGGCGTGTGTTTGATTTCCATGTCAGACCACCTTCCATGGAAGCTCGCGGCGGTCCAACTCGCGGCTGTAGATGTTCGGCCAGTTGCCGCGCTTGATTTCCAGGCAGTTTTTTTCTTCCAACTGGCGAATTCCCATTGCCCGCACCTTCTTGTGAACGCGGACTTGGTACGCCACAGCGGCGGCGAGAATAAGGATGGCAATGATGGTCATGGTGTTCTCCAGTTATCGTTGTTGTTCAGCCAGGCAGCAGCGGATAAAAGGTGCGCCCCACCAGCAGGATGAAGTCGGCGGCGCCGTCCATGTCGATCACGGCCCAGATGCTGATCGCCAGAAGCAGGAACAGCGCCAGATCAATCAACGTGTCTCGCATCAGATGCCCCGGCGCGCTAATTCGCGGCTGTAGCGGTTCGGCCAGTTGTCGCATTTGATCTGCCAGTAGTTTTCTTCCTGCAACTGGTGCATTTCCATCGCCTGCAAGCGGGCGCGCTGGCGGCGGATGGCGACCAGGGCGGCCACCAGGATGGGGATCAGGGTCAGTAACATGTTCTTGTCCTTGTAGCGCCCACCGAAGTGGGCGCGGGGTTGGTGTTAGGTCGGCCCAATGCCGCTGATGGTCCAGACTCGGCGGCGCTCACCCTGATTCGCCACCATGCTGATTTCGCGGTAGCCACGGTTCTGGTACAGCTTGAATACCGCCACGGCCTTGCCTGCGAACGCGGTGACGAAACGATGTGTTTTCATGATCTTCTCCAGTTCTCGCCGCGCCAGTGCGCCGCCCATGAACGTACTATAGTACGATACAAAATTGCATGTCAAGCGGTAAATTGAACTGTGGTTAATCGGTATCGCCGCCTTCGCTGTCGCTGCCGTCCTTCAAGGTCGGCAAGTGGTTCGCCAGCACCTGCGTGATGTGGGCGTGGGCGATGGGATCGGTCTTACTCAGCACCAGGGCGGCGTGCTCCAGGGCGCATTCGGCGTCCAGTGGTAGGGGTGCGTGGCGCATCGAGAAGCGCCGTTCGACCCAGTCGGGCATGGCGCGGCGTGCACGGCGGTCGAACCCGGTACGCCTCTCGGTCTTGATCCAGCCGAACAGGCGCCAGAAGATGCTAGGGCCGGTGCGGCGGTCGAAGCGGCGCGGCTTCTTTTCCTCGCCCTTCATGTATCACCTTTTGCGGTATTGCCAGGAGCAGGAGCGGCGCCGAGCATGTCGCGGTAGCATTTCCATGCTTTGCTGGCAGGCTCACGCTTGTCGTGGAAATAGCGCATGCCAGCGCGTAGCATGTCGGCGTCGGGGATCATCGGCGCCGGTTTCCACCCTGCCGGCAATGCATCGCCAGCGCTGCGAGCGGCCCAGGTGTCGATGTGGGCGATGAGGGCAGCGCTAGCACGCGTAAGGCGCTCTGCCGGGCCGGATTGATAGGCCGCTCTCCATTCCCCCATCAGCGTCCAGAAATGCGAATCTCGGCCAATGCTCTGTCGCTCTCCCCCTGCTGTACTGACGGGGGAGGGGGTGGCGTTCTCGTACGTCGCGGCGAAGATGTCGGGCTTGCAGGGGTAAATCTCGCCCATGATGCCGCGAATGATCCAGTCGCCCTCGTCGGCGCGCATGGTGCCTTCCAGCGTTTGAATGAGGCAGTAGGCCGGTTTGGTCGGGTCGTGCCACTTCCCGGTGTTGCTGGTCACAATGTCGTTACGCGTTACCGCGTCCTCGTACCAGTCCGGATACGGCACTGGGCCGTTGTTCCGGCGCTGGAATTGAAAGGCTTCGATCACGACCGGCTTTTTGCGGAATTCCATCAGTTCTTCTCCTTGTTCGTCGGCTGCTCGCCTTCCTTATCGGTATTAAGAGCTGGCGAAGATACCTGGACACGTTCCAAATCCCACGCGGCAACAGGAAGCTCGACCCAGTGCGTGATGCCCGAAAATGGCTTCAATCCCATAGCATCCTCGGATGATTCCCACAGGCCCGGCTTGCCGATTTTGTCGAGCGGCCAGCCACTGCAGATTGCTCCGTTCCAGATGAAGGCAACGCGACCGGTCATGCCGACATGCTCCATGTCGGGCAATCCGTCCACAGCAATCTCGTAAACTTTAATTAAGAGTTCTTGCATGCCTTCTCTCCTTCTGCGCTGTTATTGGCGCTGTCCTGGCCCTCGGCTGCGCTCTCCCGCTGGTCGGGCTGTGCGCCAGTTGAACTACTCGAATTATTCGATGAATTGGCATCGGCGGGCTGTGCGCTGGCTGGCGCGGGTTGAGTGCGCGCCTCCGAAAGCGCAGCATCTCGCGCATCCTCGCTGGTCGTCGCTGCGCCAGCAGTAGTGGCGGCGAATATTTCACCGGCCAAGCGGTAAATGTCCCGCATGACGACTCGGCGGGTTCTGCCTGGCCCGGTCACAGGAGCATTGCCGTACTCGCGCACCAACGCGTCCAGATCGCCTTGCGCTGCCTGTTGCTGCTCGGGAGTGCTGGCAGGGGAAGCGGCGGGACGCCAAAGTGAGAGACGTTCGGCCAAACGGTCGCGCAAGGGGTCCGCGCCAGGCTCCATACTCGCCGTCGTTGCGCGCCCCATGAACAACATGATCTTACGGGCGAGTTCGCTATCGTCTACGGTGTAGTCAGCCTGCGCTGCCGGTGCTTTGGCTGCGCCGAAAGTGGGCGCGATGCCGGGGTGAGGCAATGGCATCCAGTGGGTTGCGTGTTCGGCTACCTCTTTCTTCTGATCGGAGTCGAGTTCCCACAGTTCTTCGGTCTTGATGTCGAAATACTGCTCGCCCGCGAAATCCGAGCCTTCCGTGTAGACCAGCACGCGATCATGCTCATCAGGCGACGGCAGGCCCGCCGACAGAGGCAACATGGCCCCATCAGCAGCTTCTGCGGCCTTGGCGCGACGTGCTTTCCCGCGTGCGCAAGGCCACGGCTTGCCGTTATCATCCCAGCAGACGTTGCAGGTCTTGCGGCATTCATCTTCGGTTTGTGCCACGGCTGCGCCCTGCTGGGCGGATACCGGGGCAAGACTGGCGCGGGCAGCAGATGCAAAGCACGCCTGCTCCGTTGCCCAAATCAGTTGGCCCATCGCCTTGCTGGGCGCATCCTTGAAGGCTGCGGGCCACGCTTTGCGCAAAGCAGCTTCGATCTTGTCGCGCTGGCCCTCGGTCAGAAGCTCGCCCTTTGCGGGCAGGTCTACCGCTTCTCCAGCCTGTACCGGCTGCGCTGCTGGTGCAGTGGTATCCGCTTGTCCACCGCCCCCGGCGAGAGCAGCGCGGGCCAGTGTCGTGTGGACTTCTTGAATCCAATCAAGAATGTCGCAAGACACATTGAATAATCCGCCAGAGCGCACTTGATTAGCAATCGCGGCCAGCTTGTCCAGGTTGATTTCGGTATTCATCGTGTCAGTCATGATCGGCTCAGTATTGAATGTTGGTGGGGTCTTTGCTGAACAGCGGGTCTTTGACGGCGTTTTCGCGCACTTCCTGCCCAGCATCGTCAGCAGTGCGGTTGTCCGCCTGATTGCCCGCGACCTCGGCTTTGATGATGAGCAGGCGCTTTTCGGCAGGGATAAGCTCCATGATTTCCGTAAAGGTCGGGGCAGGCTTCTCGCCCATCAGTTCCTTCATCAAGCGATCACGGCCACCGAATGCGAACTCATGAGTGAAAACCGGGCGGCCAAGAGCCTTCTCAACGGCTTCGTGGAAAACGCCAAATGGCATGCAGAGCAGGTCTTGCGCCATCTGGAGCGCGGCACGGTCGCGGAAAGACAGCGGCTCGTATGCCTTGTTGTCATGGAAGGCAATCGCCTGCTCGCGGGTGAATTGGCCGCTCATGCCGATTCTCCTTTTGATTCACCAGTGCTCGGGGCGCCATCACTGGACTGATTGCTGTTGACCTCGGCCTTGCGCCGATAATCCTTAATGACCTTACCCTCCGCGTCGAAGTAGCGCGTTTCCCATGTCGGATGGCAGTTGTGCGTACCCTTGCCCCACTTGAGCTGATTCACGAATTCGACATCGAGGTTCGCGCTGCTGTTCATGCCCTTGATGGTGCCAAGGTGGCCGTCGACCTCGACCATCATGCCGAGACGCACCCAGTCCATTCCACGGCAACGCGTCATGTCCTCGATGAACCGCTGATCTTTCGTTTGGCGCTTCATTTCGCGCCTCCAGTATCACCAAGGGCGCTAGTGTCATTGCTGGGTGCCACCGTGCCGAGCTGCGTATCGATTTGGTCGTATAATTTGTTCATGAAAACGCTCCGTGTTCGGATAAAGGACAAGCATTCAAAGACACTCGACGCGATGGCGCGCGAGTGCAATATGGTCTGGAATTTCGTCAACGAGCTTTCGCATAAACACCTCAAGCGAACCGGAAAATTTCTCAGCACGTACGACATTCAGAAATACACATCCGGCGCCGCGAAGGAAGGCCTGGCTATTCATAGCAACACCGTTCAGTGCATCACTGAGGAATACGTTTGCCGCCGCATTCAGTTCAAAAAGGCGAAACTTCGGTGGCGTGTTTCGACCGGAACCCGTAAGTCGCTCGGATGGGTTCCATTCAAAAGCGGCAATGTCAGCTACAAGAACGGCCAGTTGAGATACAAGGGCCTGCTTTTCAGTGTTTGGGACAGCTACGGCTTGGCCGGACACAAGCTCCGCGCGGGCAGCTTCAGTCAAGACGCACGCGGCCGCTGGTATGCCAACATCTGCGTGGAAGTAGATGCCCCCAGGTCCCCCGGCACAACTGCCGTCGGCATCGACCTCGGCCTGAAAGACTTCGCCGCCTTGTCGAACGGCGAAAGAGTTGAGGCACAGCGCATCTACCGGTCGGCCGAGCAAGCCTTGTCCATTGCACAGCGGGCGCGCAAAAAGGATCGGGTGAAGGCGATCCACGCCAAAATGGCTAACCGCAGGAAGGACTTTCTGCACAAACTTAGCACCCGGCTCGTTCTTGAGCACGGCGCAATCTTTGTTGGCAACGCGAACGCATCCAGCATGGCGAAAACCACGATGGCGAAATCCGTCCTGGATGCTGGCTGGACGACGTTCCGAACAATGCTCCAGTACAAATGCGATCACGCGGGCGTGTTGTTCGATGAAGTCAATGAAGCGTTTTCCACTGTAACCTGTTCTGCGTGCGGTTCGCGCAGCGGTCCTAACGGGCTGAAAGGCTTGCAAGTAAGAGAGTGGTCTTGCATGGAATGCGGTGTTTTTCATGATCGTGATGTAAATGCTGCCAAGAACATTCTCGCGCGCGGGCATGCGCGCCTAGGAGAAGGAATCTCTACCGTTTAGGTTGAGAGGATGCCAACTGTGCCTGCTCTGCTTGCACCGCCAGAGCTGCAAGACGCGCGTATTTTTCTTCGGCCGTGTGGCCGTCCCATTTGCCAGCGTAGGGCGGTAGGCCGTCGAACAGGTATGCTTGGCTGTCGTGGAAGTGCCAGGATGCTTGGCCGGTCGGCAGATCGATGTAGACGCAGCCGTGCCAGTCTTCGGACCATCCTTCGATGGCGGTGCGCGCCACGCCGGAAGGGAAGCACTTCGCCAGCGCGGCCACCACTTGATTGCGCTCCAGATACGCGGCATCCTTACGCGCCTCCATTTCCTTCAGCTCGGCGGTCTGCACCGGGGCGGCTGGCGCAGCCTTGGCAAGGTTGAGCTTTGCGAAATCGCTGCGCAAGGCTCGGCCGATGTCGAATTCTTCGCCTTGACTGTCTTCGGTGAGGTGGCCGTCCCAGGTGCGCGCGATGGCTTCCAGTTGTTCGCTCAGCTCGCTCTGTTGCGGTGCTTGTGCAGCCTGAGCCTTCTTCGCCTGAGCCTTCTTCGCCTGCGCATCAAGCACGGCGCGTGCAAGGGCGATATCGTAGGCTTGCGTGCCTTTTCCGCCAAAGTCGGACAGATAAAGCTCGCTCGCAGCCTTGGTAATTTCCTCGTCGGTTAGCGGTGCTGGTGCAGCCACCATCAACTTCACGGCTTCCGCCAATTGTTCGCCAACTGGCTCGCCATCAACAAAGTAGTCCTTGATGATGTGCGGATTTGCCTCGACCAGCTTTTGCGCCAACTCGGCCACTCGGTCTGTTAGCGGTGCTGGCGCGGTGAGTGGCGGGATGGGGGCGGTTTCTTTTTCAGACATTGGAATTCCCTTCGTTGTGGTCGTCGGCCCGGCGCTGCGGCGCCTGGTTGTTCAGCTGCTGGAGTTGCTGCCAGCGCACGCCGGCGGTCCAGATGGCATGCGCGCGCTGGGTGATCGGGTGCAGGAACGAGCCATCGTTCTTGCGCGTGGTATTGAAGGCGCCCAGGTTGGCGGCGCGTTCGAATGCCGCCATTTCGTCCGGCACCGGCGCGGCCAGCAGGTCGCCCAGCACCTTGTCCAGGTCCAGGCGGCGCAGGCTGGCCATCGCCGCCTGCATCACCAGCACCTGTTTATCGTCGCCCTGGCGCGCATCCGGCACCGACTGGCCCAGGTAGGCGATCGCCTCGTCCCGCAGCGCTTCCAACATACGGACCGACAGCACCACGTCGGTGGCGCGCATCGGCGGTTGATCGTGCGCTTCCATCAATCCACCTCTTGCTCACGGCCACGCAAGAAGCGGCCAAACAGGGTATAGATCCCGGCATCCGGCCCGGCGGCGCGCAGCATCGCCATCGCGCCCACCATCGTGAACGCCAGCGAAGTGCCATTGCAGCAGCGAATTCTGTAAATCATCATCCCCTCCCGTTATTTAATTATTGCAACGGATTCAGTATAGTACGATGCCGCGATCTGTGCAACGGATTATCGAAATTTATTTACTATACTTCGCGGATTTGCAGACCTAGCACGGCAACCATCAGGTGCTTGCGGTCGCGGTATGGCCTTAGCGTCCTGGTGTGAGCGCTTTTTGTGTCTTCCACGATGAGCTTGCCGTTTTCGATGTAGACCGCATCGGCGGTGTAGCGAAGCGCGGGCTTGGCGCGCTTCTCGCCGTCGAACTTCACTCCTGCCGCCAGTTCGAATGTCACCTGGCGCAGCAGCTGCGAGATCTCGCCGGCCTCCTGCCGTTTTACCAACTCGCACCAGCGCCGATATTCCTTCTCGCTGTCGTAGGTCACGCCATCCACCTCGATCTTGCGATTACGATACTTGTTCGGCTTGGCTTTCTTTTCTGGATTGGCAGGCGCGGCCTTGGGCTTCGGCCCGGTCTTGGTCGACTCGCGCCAGCCCGGCACCTTTTTTTTCTGGAATTCGTCTAGTTGCTCCTGGGTCCACCTGATTCCGCTGGCCATGGTCAGCCCTCAATCCCAAGCTGACGCGGGTCTTTCTCGACCAGGACATAGACCACGCCGGCATCGCACGCTTCCAGGCCGCGCAACTTGGCTTCGCGCCCGGCCACGGTGCAGACGGCTGAACTCTGGTGGTCGAACACGCACCCTTTGCAGGACATCGGTGGCGCGCTCCTGGCCTTGAATTCGATGGCGCGCGGGTCCAGGATCGCGGCATCGCGCGGGCCGCGCCACTTTTCCAGGTCGATGATGTTCATGGCCTACTCCTGGCGCGCCGGCACCACTTCCACCGGCTTTTGGTCACGCAGGATCTTGATGCCCGCCAGCGACAGCGCCAAGGCGGTGGCCAGGTTGGCGATGCGCAGCCGGCGCTCGGTCATGATGGCTGATTCGGTATAGGTGTGGCGTTCGGTGCTGCGGTCGTCTTGCTGGTCCATGGGGATCTCCTGGTGTCAGTCATTGCCAAGCAACATTTGCGAAAGCTGGCCCTTGAGCACAAGCTTCGCTTTTTCCGGGTTCCCCAAAAGGATCGGCGGCAGTAGCGGGCGACCTCCTGCTGCATTGTGGGCGTTGGCCATGCCGGTCAGCTTCTTGGGATAATCAGGCATCTCGCCGCGCATCCTGAAGCTGCGGTATCGGGTTTGAAATTCCTTACCGATGAAAGGCCACGCATCATCGTCATGGCTCCCGATCTTCACCCAGCCCCCCATATCGGCAATCACCCGGTGAATGATCGGATCATCGAAGACAACGTCGTCCCATGTGCCGCGCACGCGGATGGCGCTGTCCACGACGCTCCAGGCGACTGCGGCCTGATCGACCGTGCTGCCGGCGATCATCTTGATGATGTCGGCGTTGCGCGGCATCCAGCGGCCAGCCTCGTCCGGCAATTGGGTGTGTGCCCAGCATGCTTTTTCGATGGCCTCGTAGCTGTACTGTTTCAGGCCTTCCCAGTAGATCCCCAGTACGGCGCGCGAGATTTCCGCCTTGTAGTAGTCCGCCAAGTGCGTCAGCAAGGTCGCAAACTTCCTTTTCTGCTCCAGCGAGTCGTCCATGCCGGATTGCTCAAGCCATTGGCGGGCCTGTTCGGCGGTTGCGTTGCCGTGCTTGCCAAGCTGTGGCAGTGCGCGGCGGTCGTTTCCAGCGGCGCGGCGCTCTTTCAGCTCGTACAGGTCCGTCCAGTTGTTCGCAGTGGACTGGTCGAGAATTGCGCCGATGTCGTGGCCGGCGGCGCGGAACTGCTCAAGATCCGCAATGCGAAGCGCCATCGCCCGGCCGGTCATCGGTTTCTTGAGCTTCTTACGCATTTCGACGTAGCCAGCCCACGCCTCGGCGGGCACCCAATCCGGAATCGTGCTCATTCTTCCTCCTGCTGCCATTCGAGGCGGGCTTGCTCGGCGGCTTTTACATATCCCTTGATCGCATCAGCGATTGCCACCGCATTTTGCGGGTCGATCAGAATGACCGAATCGTCTTCACCGTAATTGGTCTGCTTGACGACGATATAGCCAGTGTCGCCAACATAAACATAGGTTTCTGCTTGGTGCGCCACAATCATGCTTCCTTTGTCAGTCATACGATGTCTTCCTTCCGCCGGCCATATTTGCGTTGCAAGAAAACCTGTCCCGCGCCCGTCACGCGCGTGGTAAAGGTCGGATGCGTTTTGCCTTCGCTGTCGGTATACGGCGCGTTTTCCACCACCGTGAAATAGCAGCGGTCGATGTATTTCTGATACGGGAGACGGTTTTCCATCAGGATGCCGTCGGCGCGCAGTGACTTGAAGAACTTGTTGCGGCCATACCCGAGCGTCTTCGCAATCGCCTCGATCGAGCAAACCCCGTCCAGCGCGCGCACCTGCTCGGCGAATTCGACCTTGGGGGCATCGGCGGCGATCTTCGCGTCCAGTTCAAGGACGCGGCCCGAATAGGAGAGCAAAAGCGCTCGCAGCGTGTGCGGGTCATCCAGGTTGGCCACCGGCGGTGCGGCTTCCAGCTCACGCCACCGCACGATGACGGCCCGCCGCAGAGGCGCGCTATATCCGGTCAACAGAGTTTCCGTTAGCTCGCGGTCGAGCGCATACTCGGTTTGTTCGCGGTTCATCGAGTCGAAATAGATGCGCGCAAATCTGCTCACATCTTCTTTCAAGTCAACGAGCATCCTTTCGATGTCGCGCTTCACGTCCGCATGGCGCTTGTTCGTCAGCACGCCAATTTCCCGGCTCGACATCGTGCGCCCGACTTCTGCAATTTCGTGCATTACCCCTCCTATCTGCCAATAGATAAAATGTAAATCATCTGGATGTGAAGCAAGACAAGGGGTTGATACCTCCCCATCCAGCCACCAAGGATCAAAACAACGATCCAAGACTACTGCCGCCATAAGCGACCCATTCGATTTCCAGAGCGCCCATTTCGTATGGGCTAGACGCCAAACATCAACCTTGTGCTCTGTTCCTGAAGTACCTGGGCCAAGTCTTCGCGCCGTCTTGCTAGTAAGCGCACCGTCTTTTCTCCCGCGCCGGCAACAGCTTGGCCGCTTCATTTCGCTCGGGGTGCGGTCGACGTGGCAGGAAAACAAAAAAGCCCCAGAAGTCTCGGCGCTTTCATCGTGGCAGCGATTTGGGATTGAACCCAGAAAACGCCGAAGCTTATGGGGCTTCGGTCTTCGTCAACGCTGCCACATCGACAGATACGATTGTGTACTGGAAATTGAGGCAGCGCAAATAACTTATAGCTATAAGTCAAAGCAAACTATACGCTTGTTTCATATCAAGGCGAGCACGATAGAAATAAAAAAGCCCCATCTAAGGGGCTTCCAAGGTGCTTCGATCGCCGACACCGAGCAAAAGCGCGCGGGCAATTTCCCATCGGACATAGGCCGCTTCCCATATCGCGCGGCGCGCTTCCTTGTCCAGCGCCCGGCCCTAGGCCCAGTTCTGCCCAATGCGTATTGCTCGTATCGTTGAGCTGGCCACGCCGTAACGTGCTGCCACCTCATGCGAGGGGCCAATGCTGGAACGGATTTCGTCTACCTGCTGCAGGGTGAGCTTTGACCTAGGGCGGTTTGTGCCGTGTTTCCGCCTATCGGATGCATTACCTGCAGATGTATCCCATCTAAGGTTGGATAGGCTTGCATTTGTTCTGACCCCATCGTTATGGCAGCATTCCATCCCATCGGGAGGGTTGCCCTTGAAGGCAATTAAGACAAGTCTATGAACTGACAATTTTTTCCTTTTTGGTCCATTGACAAGATTTACATAGAGATAACCGTTGTGAGAGTCGACAAACGGAGCCAAAACCTTGCCTGGCCAATATTGTGGCCCGGTCGACGCATTTACTGTCCGTGGCAGCGACCGGACACGACCATGGTTGGAAACCTGATATACGCCTTCATATCCAGCTACATCCCGCCATTCCTCATTGTCAAACTCCATACTTTTCCAATCGATCCTTAGCCCACTGTCTATACGCACGATCCCATATCTCATACCTTTGAGCCTTATCAAGGTCTCGCCCTTGGTCGTAATTATAGTGACAGTTGAAGCAGCCGGGAACAGTAAAAATATCGCGCGCCTTGATGCCCATTCCCTTGCCGTGTTTCTGCTGGTTGCTGTGGCATGGCACCACCGTGTCGGGCGGATGGTGCGCGACCCCTGGCACCAGCAGGTAGCACGGCTGGCCACGGCATAGCGCCAGGTAGTCGACCGGGCCGGCGTTGCGCGCCACACGCTTGGGCTTGTCCTTGGCTGGCTTCCTGGTGCGCATCGGGGTGCTGGATTTCAGCGTGCTGGCGGCGCGCTTCATCTCGCCGCGCCGCAAGGTGCTCTCGCCCCTTTGGATCGGCGCTGCGCGCGGCTGAAACCCCTTGCCAGGCTTCATGGCTGTGCGTTTCATCCGCCCACCTTGAATGGCTCCCAGACTTTGACCCCAGCGCGGTGCGCGATCAGCACCATGTTTGCCGTGCCCTTGCCGCCGGGGAAAGCGATTACGCCGTCCGGCTTGTGGTCCTTCAGCATCTGCTCATTTCGGAGCGGACCGGCGGCCGGGCCGTAGCGCCGCCAGTCGGCCGTTACCGTGACGTGCGGCACGTCGTTCGCAATCGCCCACTCGCGCGCCAGTTTGTCCGCACCAGTGGCGCCGCCTTCGATCAGCAAGGTGATCGGGCGCTTGCCATGCGCCACCGTCAGGGCATGCCGCACGGCCGAGATGTCTTCGAAGTCTCGTCCGCCGCAAACGATGATTTTCATGCATCCTCCTTGGTGCAGCAGCTGCGCCGGGTTTCCCTCTGGCGGCTCATGATCTAGACTTGAATGGCGCATGCCTGATTCTGTCGGCACACTGCGCGGCCAGATCCATGAAGCGAGGATGCTGCACGATCCCACAGTCCACCATCGCCTGCGCGAAGCCAGTCACAGCATTGGCCTGCGCATCGGTGACGTGCATGTGCGCCAGTCGATCAGAAAGCTCCTTGTCGACAGCCTGCCGGCCGTGCTGGAAAATCATCCACAGATCCGTTTCGGTGACATACGACACCCGGTTTTCCTTCGCCCACTTCTCCAGCTCGGCGCGCTCGTTGGCGACCGTGCAGTGCGCACAATCCAGGTGGCCGGCCAGGTCTTTCGACAGGCTGCCGGTGTTGTTGCAGTGGATGCAGGCGGCCGTCACTTCACCACCTCGCCGTCCGCCTTGGCGCGGAAATAATTTGCCAGCTTGCGCACGGTGTCGAAGTTCGGCTTCGTGTTCCTGCCGTTGGCGATGCTCCACACCGTCCCATAGGACAGCTCGACCTTTTGAGCAATCGCACTCAGGTTCGTGTCCTGCAGCATGGACACCACATATTGCAAATCGTCTTCGATCACTTTTTAGCTCCGGTTGGTTGAGTATGGCGTTCATTGTAGTGAATGCAAAACCACACGTCAATGAACAAATTTATTCAAAACAGCTTGCGCGGAACATTCTCTTTCGCTACCATGATGTTTCGCAATACCGATAAACCAGGCCGGGCATAGTCCCCGGTATAAAGGAATCAACATGAATGATGTGCATGATGAAGGGCGCACCGTGGCGCTGGTGCAGCAGGCCGAGCAGATGCCGGTCGCTGTCCAGTCGAGCGGCCCGATGCGGCTGCTGGAAATCGCGGTGAATCGCGGCGCCAGCGTCGAGGAACTGGAGAAGCTGATGGCGCTGGCCGAGCGCCACGACAAGAACCTGGCCCAAAAGGCGTATGTGGCGGCGATGGCGAAGTTCAAGCAGAACCCGCCGACCATCGTGAAGAACAAGACCGCCAAGATGCAGAAGGAAGGGCGCGACCTGTACAGCTACGCATTCGCGGACCTGGCCGCCGTGTGCGGTGCGCTGGTCGAATCGCTGGCGCAGGTCGGCATCAGCCATGGCTGGAGCGTGGCGCAGCAGGGCCAGAACATCACCGTGACCTGTACGCTCACCCACGAACTGGGGCACAGCACCGACGTTTCGCTGTCCGCGATGGCCGATACCAGCGGCGGCAAGAACAGCATTCAGGCCATCGGCAGCGCCGTTAAATACCTGGAGCGCTATACCCTGCTGGCGGCGACCGGCATCGCCGTGCAGGACAATGAAGACGACGATGGCGCGGGCGCCGGCATCACCCCGCAGGACCGCAAGGATCTGCAGCGCGAAGCGGCCGGTATGCGCAACAACCGCCGCCCAAACCCGCAGGCCGTGGCCGAGAGCCGCAAGCCGGCGGCGCGCGCCAAGCCGATCGATCCGCAGCTGCTGGCCGATGCGCAGGCCGCCGCTGACCAGGGCCGCGCCGCGTTCGATGTGTTCTGGAAGTCGATCAACGGCGAGAAGCGCACCGTGCTCGGCGCCCACCTGGAAGACTTCGCCGCGCGCTGCGATCGCGCCGACGCGCCAGGAGCAGCCTGATGCCGCCACGGATCATCGACTGCGAGCAAGGCAGCCCACTCTGGCATGACAGTCGCGCCGGCTGCGCAACCGCCAGCCGCTTCGTCGACATCATGGAAGGCAAGGGCGCGCGTGACCGCTACCTCTGGGAGCTTGTGGCTGAACGTCTGGCCGGGCCGATGCGTGACGCCGGCGGCATGGCAAAGGACTGGGGACACGACAGCGAGCCACTGGCGCGCAAGGAATACCAGATCCGCAAGGGCGTGCTGGTGCGCCAAGTCGGCTTCGCGCTGCACGCCCGGATCAAGTGGGTTGGCGCATCGGCTGATGGGCTGGTCGGTGATGATGGGATGTGCGAAATCAAATCGCCGTTCAATAGCAGCGTCCATGCGCGCACCCTGGCGCTTGGCATGCCGGACGCGCACTACTGGCAGGTGCTAGGCAATCTCTGGGTCTACGAACGGCAATGGCTCGATTTCTGTTCGTTTGATCCGGCCTTCCCGGCGCCGCATGACCTGTACGTGAAAAACTTCCAGCGCGTCGAAACCTCGATCAAGCACCTGGAAAAAGAAGTCAAGCTTTTCCTGGCCGAAGTGGCGACCGCCACGGCCGACATCAAAAACTCCATCCATTAAGGACGTCATCATGAACGAAATCGTCACCTCCAGCGCCGCCGACAGTACCGACCTGACCCTAGCGGCGGTCCCGAATTTCGACGGCAAAGCCTATGCCGTCGCCGTCTTCGAACCGTTTAAAAAGCAGATCACCAAGGCCAAGCGCGAAGCGGCCAAGGTCGAGGAATACGACATCACGACCGGCGCCGGCATGGGCCGTGCCAAGGAACTGCGCGCCATGTTCCGCGACATCCGCACCGCCGTCGAGAACGTGCGCAAGGAACGCAAGGCGCCGATCATCGACGCCGGCAAGCTGCTGGACGCTCGCGCCGCCGAGATCAAGGCCGAAGTCGAACCGTTCGAAGACAAGTATGACGCCGAGATCAAGGCCGAGGAAGCACGCAAGGAAGCCGAGAAGCAGGCCAAGATAGCCGCCGAGCGCGCCCGCGTCGAAGCGATCGAAAACCGCATCGCGCAAATTCGCGGCGCCGCCTCGCGCCTGGCCAGCGCCGACTCGTCCGCCATCAAGGCCGAGCTGAACACCTGGACCCTGCTACGCCTGGACCCGGCCGATTACCAGGAATACCTGGAAGACGCGCTGACCGCCGTGAACACGACCATCGACCAGTTGACAAACCTGCTGGCCACGGCCGAAGCGCGCGAGGCGGAAGCCCGCCGTGTGGCCGAGGAACGCGCCGAGCTGGCGCGCCTGAAAGAAGAACAGGCCGAGCGAGAACGCATGGCCGCCGAAGAGAAGCGCAAGGCTGCCGAAGCCGCCGCAGAATCGGCGCGCCAGCTTGCCTTCGTCCAGGCGCAGCAGGCCAAGCAGCAGCAGGTAATGCAGGCCGTGATGGGAATCCAGAACCGTGCCAATTTCGACGGCAGCGCCAGCGAACTGCTGGGAGCCATCAAGGCCGCCGAAAATCTGGAAACCGGCGAAGACCTGTATGGCGACATGGCCGGCATGGCGCAGATGGCCAAGACCATGACGATCAACACGCTGCGACAGAAGTACGAAGCCAAGCTGGTCGCCGAGCCGCAGCCGGAAACCAAGGCAGCACCGGCCGAGGAACTGGTGCAGGTGCCGGTGGTCGAGGAAGGCGCGCCGGTCGAGATGGGCGTGGATCTCGCCGCGCCTGGGGGCGACCAGTCCGTGAAGGTGGAAGTGGCGCCGGTGCTGCCGATCCCGTTGCCGAAGCGCCCGGATGATGCCGCCATCATCGATGTGGTGGCCAAGCACTTCGATGTGTCGGCTGAAACCGCAATCAACTGGCTGGCCTGCATCAACTTCGCTGCCGCCTACGCATCGCTGCCGGTGACGGCCTGATGAAACCAGGGCCGGTTCGCGCCGGCCCGCTTCTGGAGACGAAACATGACCCGAGGACCAGACTACCAGCGCGAGCGCGGCGAGCGCCAGGAAAAGCGCATGCTGGAACTGTTGAAGGAACAGCCGCGCACCGCCCATGCACTGGCTGCAGCTATGCACACCGGCCGTTCCAACGTCGAGATCTACATCCGCCGCCTGCGTGCCAAGCTGCAGATATTCAAGTCCGACCATGAGCCGCGCGTCACCGGCCGCCCGGCGCCGGTGTGGGCGGTAGGCGCCGGACAGGACGTGGAATATGTGCCAAAGCGGATCTCGACGCCGATTCCCAGCACCGAGGACCGCGTGGCGCAGGCGCGCAAATTCCTCTGCTCGGCGCACACGTCGGCCGATCTGGCTGCGCACCTGAACCTGACCCGTGGCCGCGCCAACCGCCTGATCGCGATCTTGCGCACGCCGGACCCGAAGGGCAAACGGGTGCTGTTCATCTGCGGCTGGCGCCATCCTGGTCATCGCGGCGACCTCTCTCCGATCTACAAGGTGGGCAGCAAGCCGGATGTGCCGAAGCCGAAGGAAACCCGCGCCCAGCGCTACGCACGCGACAAGGCCGATCCGGAGAAATACGAGCGCATCTTGAAGCAGCGCCGCGCCGGGCACCGGGTCACTGCCGCGAAGTCGAAGCCACGCGGGCCGTGGGCGGCGCTGGGACTGTGAACCGATCGGACGCCCAGAATCGCAAGTTCAACGCGATGCTGGACGACGTGGTGCGGGCCTACCCGCTGCCGCCGTGGAAGAAGACCCTGGCGCGCGAAGCCTGGAAACGTCACCTGATTGCGCTGTACGTGCGCGAGGCGCGGCTGGAAGCGTATGCAAACGGCGCACCGGATCCGTTCCCGGTGCGTCCGGTGCCGAGCCGCCAGCTCGACAGCCGCCAGATGGATGAACTTATCGAAGCGACCTATGCCTATTGTGCCTTGCACCTTGGCCTGGAGCTTGAGTAAAAATAAACAAGGAGAAGAAAATGAAAGCGAAAGACTTGGCCACCCGCCTGCAGGGCGTGGATCTGGGCGACATCCCGCATGAAATGGGCGCCGAGGCGCGCCGCGCCGGGCTGGTGGTGGTGATGGGCACCAGCCGCGACACCGTCGAATTCTTCGGCGCCATCGAGGGCGAGGCGGACGTGCCGGAAGGCGGCGCCATCTACTTCGACGCCGCCGGAATCCTGCCCGAAGCGGACGACGTGCCCCACGAACTGCAGCGCGAATACTACGACCGCAAGCGCCTGGCTTTCCTGATCGACGCCGAATGGCAAAGGGACGGCTTCCACTGGATATTCACCACGGCCTTGCCGCATAGCCGCTTCGTGGCGGCGCGCGAGGGGCAGCGCTACTGCCGGGGCATCGTGTTCGACATCAAGGCCATCGCCGGCGGTGCCGCATGAATTACGACCCATACACCATGGGCCACCAACAGGCCGGCTGGGCACAAGGCCAGGCTGCACATGGTAACTACTGGATGGGCCAGCAGCAGGCTAATGCCTTCGCCAGCATGAGCATCGGGATGCTCGCCAACGCTATGCCGGCCCGGTGGGGTTCGCCAGCGCAGCTGAAGCTGGACCGCGCGCTGGAGATCGCCGCCGAGGTGCGCGCCCGCCATCCGGAAATGCAGGTGCAGCGCCGCACCAGGGCGGAGGTGTAAGCGATGCCGGCGAATAAAAAACCGCGTCGTAAGCACGGCGTAAAAACCGGCAGCGGCGCCAGCGCGGCCAGGGCATGGGGCAAGGGCGTCGTGCAGGCGCAGAAGGAGCGCCGCAAGTTGCAGGCGCGCGCCGACCACCTGAACACCCTGCCGATGTCGCACCCGATGAGCTGCCACATGATCGACAAGACCATGGCGCCGCTGGACCGCTTCCTGGACCAGCACGAACAGAAGGGTGGCTTCGTGATGGAAGACGGCGAGCCGGTGCTGTGGGACGGCGAATGCTGGGTGCAGGTGATCCCCGGCGTCCTGCATATGTGCTTCGTGTTCGAAAAGATGGCGCAAGCCTGCGTCTGGCCGAAGATGCCGCCGGGGCTGCAGGTCTACGCCATCGGCCTGCAGATCGGCCGCCCGATTGACGCCGACGATTTCAAGGGCGCACGCGAGACGATTGCCTGGATGCGCAAGTGCATGGGCACCATCACGCCGCTGAAGTGGCGCGAACTGTTCGACTGGGCCACCAGCCTGGATGAAAAAGAGCAGCAGCACGCTGCATAACAACCAAGGGAGCAAGCATGAAAGCAAGACCGCACGCGGAAGTGATTAAGGCGCATGTTGGTAGATTTATATATTGCGAAGATGGCAGGCTTCTCTGGGCAGAAAATTACGGACCTCGCGCGAGAAAAGGATGTGAAGTAGGAAGCACCGATACGCATGGCTATCGTCAAGTGAATATTGATGGCTCAATGGTGCTGGTGCATAGGGTTATTTGGTATATGCACCATGGTACGTTCCCCGAGCAGGTCGACCATATAAATAGAGATCGCAGAGACAATCGCATCGAAAATCTTAGGGCTTCAAACAATACTTTGAATACGCAGAATTCGGGTATTCGGAAGGATAATAAATCTGGCACTCCAGGTGTACACCTGGGCAAAGATGGTAAATGGAGAGTGCGAATTCGCGTAAATGGGAAGCGAATTCACCTTGGAAGCTACCATAATCTTAACGAAGCTTCTTCTAAATACATGGAAGCCAAAAAGATTTACCATCCCCATGCTTCAATAATAGGAGAGATAAAATGAAGCCGAAGTTCTGCTGCAACCAGAATTGCCAATGTGGCCGGATGTGTCCGCACCGCCCGGCCAAGCCGCCCACGCGGCGTGAATGGCTGTTCACGGTCGGCGCCCTGGTCATCGTGCTGATGGCGTCGTTCGCGCTGTCCGGCTGCAAGGCGCGCACCGACGAGACAGGCAAGGGCTGGAATCCAGCCGTATACCAGGACCGTGTGACGGGTTGCGAATATCTCGCGTCCGGCGAGAGCAGTGATGCACTGACGCCGCGCATTGCCGCCGATGGCAAGACGCACATGGGATGCCGCGAGGTGCAAAAATGATAAAGATCGAAGTAAGACAAGGCGGCTATCCGGTCTGGATTAGTCTGACCGACGACAACGGAAACGCATTCAGCATACGTCACACGGAACTGCTGCGCTTGGAGCACGAGTTGGCCGAGGCGAAGCGCAAGGTGCTTTGCGCGTTACCCCGCACGGATTGGCACGAGGTCGATCCGAAGCTGACAGGAGGTGGTCAATGAGCGGCAAGGGATCGGCGCCGCGCGGCTATTCGGTGCCGCTGGAGAAGTTCGACGATGCATTCGAACGCACCTTCGGGAAGAAGCCGCCCAAACCGCCCTATGTGCCGCCGCCGCTGCCGGCCGTGGAAGAAAAGGAACAGCAGGCCAAATAGTTGTTGACCGGAATTATTCCCGGTCGCAAAATGAAGTTGCACCCTGTGAGAGGGAGTTGGAGCGCAGCCGGTGGACGCTAATCCCCGGCGGCCAGATACGAAGGGGAAGCCTTGCGTTGGCCCGTTCAAAACGGGATTCTAGAGGCGCGGAATCTGGCCAGATTCACCGTAATAAAAAAGCGCCGCATCGATTTTAGCCGATGCGGCGCTTTTCTTTTGCACGGTTGCGTCAGGCGGCCTTCTTGATCCCGGTGGGGTCGCCCACCACGCGCAGGCCCAGCGCGCGCTTCATGCTGCGGATGTCGCGCCCGGTGGCTTCCTCGATGGCGATCAGCAGGCTGGGGCCGATCGACATCCAGCCGTTGCGGATCTTGCTGATGACCGGCGGCGACACTTCCAGCAGCAGCGCCAGCTGCGCGTCGTTCCTGATCCTGTGCTCGTTGAGCACCGTATCAAGAAACGGCGCCTGCACACTGGCCAGCGCCTTCCTTTCCACGTCTTCGATAAAGTTCATGTCCGCCCCTTGTTGGTTTAAGTGCATCTCGCACTGAAACATTACTTTATCTCAATACCCGTTCAAATAGTTCGGATCGGCATAAAAAAGCCCGGCTTTATGGGCCGGGCAAGTGCCGCCGGGTGGCGGCAAGGAGACGCCTGTCAGACGCCGGTTTGCGCGCCGATGTAGATCGTGCGGGACGGCGGCGCCGGCATGGTGCCGAAGTGCAAGGCGCGGGTCGGGTGGGAGCTGATCGACGATAGCGCCAGCAGGAAGCTGGGCGGCGTGGTCGCATCCAGGGCTGGCTGTCCCACCGGCGGCGCGGCTGCCAGGATTGGCAAGCTGGCGGTGGGAATGGATGCGGTAGGTGCGAATCCCTGCATGTCAGGCTCCCGTCACGGTGATGGCGGCGCAGGGCTGCAACGGGCAGCCCACGGTGGTGTTCGGCAAAGTCACGTTGTCATACAGGCAGGACGCCGGAATAAAACTCATCCCCGGCGAGATGTATGCCCCATGCGGCACATCCGTGATGCCGTATTCCAGCGTCACCGGGCCGGCCGGCGTGCTGGACAGGGTCAGCGTGAAGGTGTTCGCGCTGGTGATCGACGTGCTGGAAATCGGGACCGCCACGCCGTTGGACTTGACGGTGAAGCCGGTCAGCGCCGTGCCGGTGCCGCCGGCGCCGTCCTTCAGTGCCGTCCCGCCTGCATGTTGAACCGCCACGGTGATGGTCGCGCCGGAAATGGCGGCGCCGGTGATGCGCGGCCCCGTGCCAGACACGCCCTGGCTGAACGCCGCCAGCACCGAACGGGCGATGCGGCGGCCGAGTTTCGCATGGCTCTCGCCATTGATATGCCGGCCATCAAGATCCGAGGCGCCGTCATGGATGCCTGCCGCGTAGAACCAGCCGCTCGTCGTGCGCGAGTATGTTGCCTGGTTGACGCGCATCGCGCCGAACTCGCCTTCAAGCGAACCGTTGAAGTTGCCCGGCCCGAGCGACACCATGCCCAGCTTCATGGTAGTGGCGCTCCGTCCGGTCAGCGTATACCACTGGCTCTGGACTGCAGACCAGGAACTCTGCATGTAGGCGGCCGATGATGTGTGCGCGTCCGATTCGGCTTGGTACAGGATCGCCAGTTCGGCATCGCCACCGGCCGCATTCACTGCGGCGGCAAGATTCGTCCAGCCCGGCTGGCCACTGAGCCAATAGCTGATCGGCGAACCGCCGTTGGACGAGTTGATGAGGCAGACCGGGATGCCCATTTCCGCCGCGACCATGTTGGCGAAATAGACCGGGCCGTCCGCGACCGAGCCACCTTCATTGACGACATTCGGATAGCCGCCGGCCACCTTGCCCTGCCAGCGGGTGTTTGCCGGGTAGCTGTCGGCGATGTTGCCGAGACGCTTATAGGTGCCGCCGGTGAACTGGATGGCCGTCTTCGCGCCGCTGGGATATTCGAAGGCGGTCGTGAAATGGTTGACGGTGTTCGACTGGCCGAAGTAGACGCAAATGATACCGACGCCGAATTTCCTGGTTCCTGCGAAGGTGATGTTCGGGTTCGCCTTGTCGCGCGCCTGCCAGTTGTACATGCCACCCTGCTGGACGTTCAGCGAGCCGGCGAAGGTCTGCGCCGCCACGTTGGTGGGCACATCGATCCAGGGGATGCTGGTGTTGGTGATGGCGGTGCCATCCGGGACATAGCGCATCTGCACCTGTGTCACGCCCCCGGTGAAGGAGCCGCCCACGTTGACGATCTTGCTGGTGCCCACGCGCTGGTAAATCTGCTGGTTCAGCGGCTCGACGACCGACAGGGTGCCGTTGATCGGCTGGCCCTGGGTTGTGCCGATGCCAGAGGACAGCCCCAGCCTGGTGGCGCCGCGCAGGCGGATGCGGTTGGGCTTGGAGAGTCGCAGCCCCATGTCAGTTGTACCCCGTCACAACCAGGCCGTTGGCCGCGTTCACGCAGACTGGGTTCCCGATTGGCACGCTGTTCGCGTCGAGCGCCTGGGTCCACCAGTAGCTCGGCGTGGTGTCGCCTTTGGCGACCCAAAGGACAGCGTTGTCGAGGAAGTTCCCGGTGCCGACGTTGAACCCCATCGGCACCATGCCGTTGATCGAGTTGTTGCTGGCAATGTTCTGCGCGCTGGTGATGATGCTCGGCGCTTGCGTGTTCGACTTGCTCCAGCCGGAAACAGCCTTCGGCGGGATCGAATTGTCCGACGTCTTCTTGATGTACCAATAGGAATTGTTGTTGGTCGCTACCTTGTCGCCCGTGAAGCCGCGACCGGCCGGCGGGTAATCGTTATAGCTGAAGCTGCCGGCCACGGTGGAATCGATGGCCGTCTTGATGCTGTTCGCCGGCGAGCCGTAGCCCGTCGTCGTATATGCCTGCAGCGCCACCGAAGCCGCCGGGGTGATGGTGGACGAGGATGCCGACTGCGAACCCGTTCCGGCCGAGTTCGTCGCGGCCACTTTGGCATACACCGCCACGCCATTGGTCAGGCCGCTGACAACGATCGGGCTGGCGCTGCCGGTGGCGGTGGTGACGATGCTCAGGTCGCTTGCCTTGTAGACGGTCACGGTGTACAGGCTGATTGCCGCGCCGCCGTTCGATGCAGGCGCGCTGAACGCCACGGTGATCTGGCCGTCGCCTGCCGTGACGCTGCCAATGGTCGGAGCGCCCGGCACGGTCGCGGACGGGGTGACGCTGTTCGATGGCGCCGATGCGACCGACGAACCGACGCTGTTGCGCGCCGTGACGGTCGCCGTGACCGCAGTGCCATTCGGGGCCGTGACGCGAACCGGGCTGGTGGTGCCGGTGGCGGTCTGGCCGGTGGACAGGGTGACGGTGTAGTCGATGATCGCCGATCCGCCATTCGATGCGGGGGCCGTGAACCCCACGTCGACATAGCCATTGCCGGCCACTGCCGTGCCGATGGTCGGCGCACCTGGCGCCGTGGCCCCGGCCGCCGCGATATTGTTCGTGACACTCATCGGGCCGAAGGATGCTGCCGGGTTTGGCGTGGCCGCCGTGTCGGTCAGCATGGCGCCGCTGGACGGCTTGGTGTAAATGACGTTGATCGCGTCACCGTTCGCATACGCGCCGTTACAGGTCAGCGATATGACCGCGCCAGAAATCGCCACGCTGGAAACGGTCTTGCCGCCACTGACGGCGAACGCGGACGCGGGCGGCAGGGTCGCGGCCAGTGCTTCGCTCATCGTGATCTGGATGACGGACGGGCTGGCGTTCGCCACCTGCGCGCTCAGGAAGGTGGGCGGCGTGGTGTCGACCGAACCGATTTTCGTGGCGACATAGGACGCGACGGCATCGAGCGTGGTGCGCACCTCGTTGCTGCCGTCCTGGGTGATCGGCACGATGTCGGTGCCGGACAGTGCGCCGGCGGCGGAAAGCTGTGCGGCGGACAGGCCAATCGAGGCCAGGAAATCGGCGATCTTGATGCGATTGAAGCCGCCGCTTTCTTCCAGCACAATCGACGAAGTGGCGACATTGGCGACCGTCGTCACATAGGGCGCGTCCGGCGCCGCCCAGCGCGCCATTTGCGCGGCGGGCGTGGCTTCGAACACATCCTTGGCGCCCGCGCTGAAATTCACGATCTGGTTGCCGTTCGAACTGGTATAGATGATGTCGCGCGACAGGTGCGTGGTATCGATCAGCGTGCCCAGGCCGGTTTCGAATTCCGGCAGTGTCGCGTGGCGGATGCAATAAAACAGCCGGTCGCCAGGCTGGTGTCCCTGCGCGAAGGTGCGGAAGGGCTGCACGGCGCCACCCAGTTGCACCACGTCCGGGCCGGACGTGGCTGTCGTCTCTTTAATCAGGTCAGCGTAAGTCGGATTCGCCATGGGATTTTCCTTATGCCGATGCCGGCGTGTTGATGGTGATGGTGGTGACACCCTTCAGGAAGGTGCCGGCGTCGGTGGTGATGTTGTCGCCAAAGTCATCGACGGCGACCAGTTCATCAAGACTGGCGCTGCCGCCCCGGCGCTTGTAGTACACGGCATAGCGCGCGGTCAGCGATGAATTCGGCCAGGCCACAGCCGGGAAGGTGATCCGCATGACATGGCTGCCGGCGTCCTTGGCGAAGGACGGATTGACCTGGCGCCCGCCCTGGGTATAGCCAGCACCGCCGATTTCCCCTGTCACGTCGGCGCGCTTCGTGTGCAGCGCCTGGTCGGGCGGGTAGGCGCTCGACACCAGCATCACGTAATAGGTGTCGCTCGACCGGATGTTCCCCTTGAAAACATCGTCGAGGAAGCTGTCGTAGGCAAATGTGCTCATGCTTGGTCCCAGTGCGAATGATGCCGTTAATTATCTCAGGAAAGATTGCCAATGTGCATTAATTCTCACCAGCTCAAACGAATACGGTGCGCGCACGCGGCGCTGGCGCGCTGTGAAAGCGGGTCGCCAGCTGCACCTGCCCACCAGAGCTGGTGTTCTGCTGCACGGTGGCGCGGTTGTTTTCCAGCTGAATCACGCTCGATGGCGGGGGTGGTGGAGGTGGCGGTGGTAGCGTGTCAGCGTTCGCGGTGGACGGTTCGCCGCCGCCGGCCACGCCCAGGATCGAAATCGGCGTGCCGTTGATCGCGGTCGTGCCCCCCGGCCCGGTAGCCGTGATCGACACGGTGTAATCGCCTGGCGGGATGCCCGCCATCGTGCCGGATGCGGCATTGTTCACCACGCCGAACAACACTGGACCTTGCGTCACGGCGCCATTCCCGACCGCCGCCAGGGTGACGGCCACACTGGTGGCGCGCGTCGTGGAAAACGCGAACGCCTGCGATTGCCCGTCCAGCGGCGGCTGGCTGGTCAGCGTGATCGTCGGATTCGGCACCTTGGCGGTAACGCCGGCCACCGAATTCGTGATCGCTGGCGCGTTGGCAAACCGGACCTCCAGCAGGCCGGTGGCGCTCGGGACTATCCCGGTTGTTCCGGAAAACGCGCCGGCGCCGATCGACTGGTTCGACAGTGCGGCCCAGGCGCCCCCGTTGAAACGGTATTCGATGCCGGTCGGGACCGTGCTGCCGGCGTAATAGCCGGCCACCGTAAATCCCTCGCTGCTGACGATGGCATTGGGGAATGGGTTGGTGACGGTAACGCCATTGGGGATGACGGCCGTATTGGCATAGCCCGCGTATGGGTCGGACTGGTGCTGGAACACTTCGCCGGCAGACAGTGCGCGGTTCCAGTAATTGTCATCGATCAGGACCAGGTTGTCGGCCGGCGCGCCGCTGATGCCATTGATCGTGTTGCCCAGACCGCCGCCCCATGGCGCGGTCGATACCAGTACCCCGCTCTTGGTGAGGCTGGCGGACAGCTTGCCGTTGACGTACATGCTGAACACGTCGCCCAGTCGCGTCAGGTGCAAGTCCACCATCGTGCTCGGCGCGAACAGCACATCGCCGCCGGTAATCAGCGTGCCGGCGATCTCCCACCGAAAATAGAACTTGCCGTCGCTGGTGCCGTACATATACAGCACGCATTTCGCCCCGGTGCTGTCGGCAATGATCTGCGCGTAGCGCGGCGGGTAGGTCTGCAGCACGGAGGTGGGCGTGCGCATCCGCTTGTGGATCGTAAACGCGCCCTTGCCGTCGCTCGACCCGAGGCCGTAGTCCACGGCACTGGGGCCGTTGTAGGTGTTGGTCGATGTGCGGCCGGCCGAGGGATCGCGGCCGGCGATGTCCGTCGTCACCTGCACCACCGCCGCGCCAGGCGTTGGCTTGTTGAATGCCTTGCTGCCGGCATGCGGGACGCCGTCACCGCCGGCATAGGCGTTGCTCGGGTCGCCCTGCCAGTCGTAGGCGGCTGTCAGCCCATTGTTCAAGGCGTACTGGACGGCCGACTTGAGCGCCAGGGGATAGGTGCGTTCGCTGCGCAGGACGGCCATCAGATCGGCTCCAGGGTAGGGGGCGGCAGCAGGCGGCCAAGTGCCGGGTGCACGGCCGGCTCCGCACCCGCGATCGAGCGCTTCGAGGCATTGCTGGCAACCAGGGCGTTCACGCGGTCGGTATAGACCTGCAGCCAGCCGTTGATCTTGGTGCAGCAGGCGTTCACGTCGCGGTCGCAGGGGATGTCGGCAAAATAGTCGCGCCGGATGAACGGCCACTGCAGCCGGCTCCATTCGCCAATATCGAGTCCCTTGGTGTTGTTGGTGCCGCGCAGCGTGCCGTCCGCGTTGTGCACCAGATCCTCCTGCGGGCTGGCCTTCGGGTTCACGCGCGACAGCCAGTCGGCCCAGGAACTGGCGATCTCGACGCTCTCATCATGGATCGTGCGGTCGCCAACCCACAGGTTGATGCTGGCGCCGTACACCGAGCCGCTGTAACAGCCATCGGTGTCCAGGTAGTAGTCGATGGCGCCTTTGTCGAGTAGTTTGATGATGGTCAGGATCGCCTGCCGGCAGGCTTCCGAACGTGCCATCATCACCTTCATGAGGCCGAACTGACGCCAGACGACCAGCGCATGGGCCATGTAATAATGCAGCGTGAAAGAACGCGCATACCAGCTCGTCCCGTAGCTCACCTGCCATTCCACCCACAGGCCAAGATTGCGAATGCCGCGCGATCGCATCGACTGGTCGTTATTGACGAAGACCGGCACCGTGATGTTGTTGTACAGTCCGATCAGGCAGTCTTCGATCCGGCGTTCGACCTGCGCCCGCGACACGCCCAGCGGGTGGTCGCTGGCCAGTTTCCACATCATCGATTCCTGGAACAGGATCCAGGCATGGCTGCGCAAGCCGAATTCCTGCCATGTCGAGTCGGCGCGGGTACGCAGCGCCATGCATTGGATGTGTTCGAAGTACCGGAATTTCTGGCTGACGGCATGCGCCGGGCTGTTGTACAGCAGCGCGGCCCAGCCCGGCGATGTGTAGTTGTGCAGGAAGTCGACCGAGAATCCATTCCACGGCATGCGGTAACTGGCATCGGTGAAGGCGCCATAGTGCGGACGGTCAGGGAATTCCGTGCCGCCAGCACCCCAGACAAATTTCGCCACCGCGTGGTTGATGTCGGTGTAGATGCTGCCGCCGTAGTATTGCTGGTAGTTCGCCCATTTGCCATCCAGCACCTCCTGCACTGGCAGGCCGGCGAAGGTTTTCACATCGGTGAAGTGGTGGATCGCATGGTTGAAATACGCCTTGTTCCACTCGGCCACCATCGCGGTGATCGATGCGCCATCGTGCAGGTGCACCCAGGCCGGGTCGGTCATGTGGATCGCGATCGGGTCCGGGATGATGGCGCGGTCGACGCGGTAGCCGCCAGGGCCGGAAAACAGGTCATGGCAAGAGAACGACCCAGGCTCATAGCCATACTGCATGATGTGCTGGATGGCGTTGGTGGTGGTGCCGAAGTCGCCCGCCTGCGCGCCGTACCAGTTTGCCCAGACAGGGGTGCTGAACCCGTTGCCGGTGGTGTACAGGTACGGGTCGAGCGTGCCGGCCGCCGCCGCCGTGGCGCTGGCGTTCGCGGGGGAGCACCATTTCGAGACGGCATACCACTGGCCAAAGCCATCGCCCTGCTGGAAGCCGTACATCGGATAGACAGCGTTGGCATTGGCCTGCTGCTTCATCTGGCTGGGGCGCATGAATTCGGGGGCGATGCCGCTGAAATACTTCTTGGAATAGCTGTTGAGCTTCGACGGGTGCGATTCCCAGAACACCATCGCCGCGCAGTGCATGTGCGGGCGCAACGGTTTCGTTGTGGTCGGCACTTCCGACAGCTCCGGGCTGTTGATCGGCAAGCCGTCGCGCGGCATGTCGATGGTGCCAAGCAGCCGGTCGTTTGCCGCGAAAATGCGGATCTTGTGCGGGCCGGGGAAGGTATTGCTGATGCCGTAGGCCAGGCTCAGGCCATTGATATTGCGCGTGCCCTGCCGGTAGCCGCCGCCGGTGGCGCCGTTCGGGCGCGGGTAGTTCGGCCAGTTCGACGCCGTCGGCATGTAGGCGCCAAGGATCTGGTGCTTCACCTTGCCATCGACGGTGCCCACCTGCGGATCCACCGACAGCAGGGTAAAGCCGATCTCCATGTCGCCATAGACCACGGAATCGGTCGACTGCATCACGCGCACGTCGCCGACGTTGGCGGCGTATTCGGCATCCTCAAACGTCCAGTTCTTGACGCGCTTGTTAAAGTCGATGCGCTTGACCTGCACCACGTTGGCCGGGTCGGTGTAGTTGTCGACGATGACATAGGCTGGCGCATCGGAATCCAGCGCCGGCGGCGCGTATCCGGTGCCGGAAGGCAGGAACGGCGGCGGGTTGATGCGCAGGTTCGGCGACACCGCGATGCTGTTGGTGGCGGTCGGATTGGCCGGGAGCACGAAATCGGCATTGGAGCCGACCAGGCCCAGCGTGCCCTCGATCCAGTTGCCGTTGCCCTCGATGCGCAGGATCGAAATGCCGGAATTCAGGTCGGCCGCCAGCGCGGTGGTCAGATTCGACGTGAAGCCGTAGCCGGTGACGATGCCTCCCTTGACCGTCATGTCGCCGGTCAGCGCCGCATCGCGGAATTTGACGCCGGTGTCGTAGACGTTTTCCTGCGGCGTGCTGGCGTTGGCGTGGCGCTTGCAGATCACGCGCCGGCTGCTTCCCAGCGCAGCCTTGAAGGCGTTCGACCAGGCGATGTTGGTCGTGGCGGCGGCCCTCAGAAGCGTGGCGAATTCCGGATTGACGCGCAGGGTCATGCTTATCTCTGGACAGGTTGCGGGACGGTATAGATCAGCTGCGGCAGCTTGTACGGCTGGCCGGCGGCGATCGCCTGCACCTTGGTCTGGTCGTCGACCCACAGGATGCGGCTGGCGCCATCGGTGAAAACGACTTGCGAGGTGCTGGATACCATGCTGGCGCTGGCGTTCGCCGTCAGGCCGGCGAATACCAGCTGGCGCCCGGTGCCGGCATCGGACAGGGTGAAGTCGGCCGGCGAGACGGCGGCGGACAGCACGGCGGCGGCCAGCGCCTCGGCATACGCCATCGCATAGTGGAACGACGGCACCAGCAGCACGCGGGTCGCGTTGTTGCGGATGAAGGCGGGGCCGTTGTCCAGCACGTCGGGATGGGCGTATTTCATGCGGCGCCCTTGATTTTCTCCACCGAGCGCATGGCGCCCAGGCCAAGCATCCCCATCAGGATGGTGGACATTTCGGTGAAGTCGAAGACGGGCAGGGTGATCGGGTGGCCGATCCACTGCGCGATCACGAAGACGGCCGGCCCGCCGATGAATTTAAAAGCGAAGGCGGCGCCGCAGGTCCAGCCGACAAACGGCCGCCAGCCGGAGACGAACAGCGACGGATTCGCCGCTTCCACCTTGTTCACGTCGATCTGGCCTTGCGCCAGCTGGACATCGGCGTGCAGTTGCTCCAGCGCGCCTGCCTGCGCCATCTCCAGCATCTTGAGCTTCGCATCGGCGGCAGCCTTCGGATCAGGCAGAACGCGGTCGAGCAGGCCGAGCAGGCCAGGGATCAGTCTTTCCCACATCATTTCGCTCCTACAGTGAGGGATGCGAGATCCCAGTTGGCCTGCCAGGTTTCAGGACGCGGGCGGCCGGGACGCCAGGCGGACAGGTACTGCTTCCAGCCCTCGTCGGCGGTGGCCGGCAGCTTCGACGGCAGGGTATAGATCAGCAGGCGCGCGGCGATGGCGGCGATGATGTCGTGGTAGCGCATGGCTTCCCACAGGCCGGCGGGGGTCTGGTCGACGTTGAAGACATCGCAGAAGGCGCGCATCTTCGTCGCGGCGGCGGGATGGGTCAGCACGCCCTTGCAGCCGCCGCCGGCTTCGAACTGCCAGAACGAGGCCGCCGGGCCGGATTCGGTGCCGCCGGACATCTGGCGCCGGTGCGCAAGGCCGGATTCCTGCAGAGCGATGGCCAGCAGGAAGCGGCGGGCGTCGGGGGAGTCTGGGATGCCGCAGGTCGACAGTTCGGCCAGGGCGGGGATGATGGCGAGGTTCAGCAGGCGCAGCGGGGACACGGTTTATTCCTTCGCGTCCGGCTTGTTCGGGGTCCAGGAGCGCCAGACCCGCACCAGCTTGATAGTCTGCACCGTCAGCACCACGCAGCCAGTCATGAAGCCCACCAGCAGGGACGCGGTGCCGATGGCGCTTTGCAGCAGTTCCAACTTGGCCATCGCCCCCATGCTGGCGGTGCCGGTGGCGACCACCGCCGCCACTTTCGGGCTGCTGGCGATCGCCTCGATCGTGGCGCGCACGCCTGTTTCATCGAACAAGCGGGTGCCGTTCTCGATAAATTGTGATTTTTCCATCGGCGGCGGCCTTGTGAATTTGTCGGAGTGAATGCCGCGATTCTATCTCTAAAGCAAGTGCCGCAAAACAACTTTTTGCTTTGCGGCATTGACTTTTCACTTTTTGAACGCCGCTGTCTCTTTCGGTGTGCCGTCTGGGTTCTTGCCGCTGAAGACATTGATGGCACGCTGATAAAGGTTCTCCTGCGTCTTCTCGATTTCCTTGAGCTTGGCGCGCTTGTCGGCGGCGTTCAGGCTCTTGTCGGCATTGATGGCGACCGCTTGATCCGCAAACGCTCCCTCGACCTTGTTGGTTTCGGCGATCATTTTGCTCAGTTGAAGAAGCGGCCTCTTCTCCTTGTCGTCGAAGATCCGGCGCTTTTCCTTCTCATCGGCCATCTTTTTCGCGGTTTCAAACTGGCTAATGGTCTTCTCGGCCTCGCGCGCCAGGTCGAAATACCGGGTGCGGATTGGGTTCATGTTGTCCGGCTTATAAAAGTCGGTGGCAAACGGGATGTCGACCTTCTCGACCTGGCTCGGGTCGTCCAACATCAAGCCGGCCAGGCTGCCCGTATCCGTGATGAAGCGCCCCAGGCCGCCGGTGTAGGTCTGCCACACCAGGCGCAGCGTCTCGGGCGACACCTTGCTCAGGTCATTTTCGTACTTGTCGCCGTAGCCGATCGCCTCGCCCGCGCCGGCGATGCCCTGCGCCACCTTGTCGAACACGCCATTCTTGGTGCGGCGTGCCATCTTGAGGTTGTCGGGCCGGTTCTTGGTGTTCTCCGTCTCCGGCACGATCTTGTTGCCGAAGCTGTTGCGGTTCATCGCCACCTGCACCGGCAGCTTGGCGACAGTCGGAACGTGGGCCATCAGGAAGTCGGCGGCCGGGTTGTCGCTGTCCGGCTGGAAGGCGCCCTGCATCGGGTAGTAGGCATCGAGGAAGGACGACAGCAGGTTCACCGCCGCCCGCGCGCCGGACTGGCCGCGCTTCATCTCTCCGATCGCCACGCCGGCCGCGTAGAACGGCGCATATTCCTGCGACACCGGCACCGTGATCGTGCTGCTGCCAACCCGCATGCGGAAGTTCTTGGTGCGCGTGTCCCACTTCTCGCCCAGCCAGCGGTCCTTGTCGTCGTCCATGCCGTGCAGCGCCGCGAACACGCCGGCGCCGATCACGCCAGCGATCAGGCTCCATGCCTGGAATTTGTGCTCGCCCTTGGCCAGGGTCTTGGTCATGTTGGCCGTGCCCTGAATGGCCGGATTCAGGAACAGATACATGGCGCCTAGCACATTGGTCGATGCGCCCTTGCGGTCGAAGTTCACCGTGACATTCTTGGCCGCCTGCGCCGCCGCCGCCGGCTTCGCGCCTTCCTCGCGCAGCTGCGCGAACAGCGCCAGGCGCAGCGCGTTCTCGAATGCCTGGTTCAGCACTTCGACCGTGTGCGCCAGGCCCATCACCGCCTTGCGGCCTGCGATCACGGCGGCCTTGCCAACCTTGCCTTCCTGCGCATAGGAGATCGCGCCCTTGGCATCGTCGAACATGCGCTCCAGGGTCTTGCCCTGCTCGTCCAGGTCGCTCATGTAGGATGCGCCGGTCTTGCCGCCCATCGAGCGGTATTCCTTCAGGTACTGGCCCATCTTGCCGTTGCCAGCAGCATCGAAAGCGGCGAACTTGAACATGGTGCCCCACGCGGCAGGATACTTCAGCCATGCTTTGGCCATGGTGGCCACGCCGTGGTTTCCGGCCATGTTGATGGAACCCGTCATCAGGTCGCGCACCGCGTTGCGGGGAATGAAGTATGGGTTGTAGCCGGTGTAGGCGATCGAGAACCAGCGGATCACCTTGCGGGTTTCGGTCAGCAGGACGCCCATCTGTTCCATGCGCAGTGGCCGGAGCTGGCGCGCCAGTGCTTCGTCCTGGATCTGCAGGCGCACCGGGCTGCCCTTCACGTAGACCATCACCTCGTTGTCCTGTAGCGGCTTGGTGAATTCCACCACGCGCTCGCCGCCGGACGTGTTCACCTCATAGCCGGCCGCTGCCGCGCCCTTCGCTTCCAGCCATGCCGCCACCTGCGCCTGGCTCGTGAACGAGGCTTCGACGTTGCGGGTGCCGACCGGGGAGATTTCGAACACGGTGCCGGCGACATAGCGGCCTTTCGGCGGCACGCGCGCCGTCCACAGGCTATCGTCCGGGTACTGTAGGATCATCTGGACCAGCGACTGGCGCGCCAGGTTTTTCTCGCCGACGACGATCGCCTGTTCGAAGTCGCGGGCGATGTTCTCCAGAATGTGTTCCTCGCGGCCGCCGTGACCCATGGCGCGCTTGACCTTCGGGCCATACTCGCCGTCGCCCTTCAGCGGGACGTAATTGTCATAAGCGATCGACAACGATTCATGCTGCGCATCCGTAATCAGGCCGTACGCCTTTTTCATGTCCAGCGTCTCGCGGGCGATCTGGCGCGCCTCATCCGCGATGGCCAGCAGCTTCGGTTCGCTCTGGTAGCGCGCCATGATCCGGTGCGCCTCGGCCGTCTTCATGCCCGAACCGCCATCGGCGAATTCCGGGTTGATCTTGGCCACCGCCTCGTTGCGTTCCTCGGCGTGCTGCGCGTGCAGCAGTTCTTCCAGCTGGTCCGGGGTGTAGCCGGCGTCCGCCAGGCGGCGCAGCATCGGTTCGAACAGTTTATTGCGCCCGTCTTCCTTGCGCGAAGCGATGCGGCCAGGGCGGTTGGTTTCGGCGCCGTAGTAGTCCGCGCCGCCGGCGACCGGCGTGCCGGTGATCTTGGCGATGTTCTCCTGCACCTGCTTGACGCGGTTCAGGTTGTCTTGGACCTGGCCCTGCACGCGGCGCAAGATGCCCTGTTCTTCCGGTGTCAGGGTGCGCTGGGCGGCCTGCGCTGGCGCGGCCACCGAGTAGCGCGGCGCGGCATCGCCCTGCGGATCTCGATACATGGCCTCCATGGTCGAGAAATCCTTGTTGCGTCCCTTGTTTTCGACGAAGCCGAAGCGCTTGTAGAACTTCGCCAGCCGCACCTTGTTGCCGCCAAAATCTGACGAAGGCGTGAGCGTGATGCGGCGCCCCTGCTCGTCCGCGAACCGGATCAGATCCTCCATGAAGGCGGTGCCCGTCCCCTGCTTGCGCTGGTCCATCGGCACTACCACGCGCGACAGGTGCAGTGCGCCGTTACGCATGTCCATCAGGTCGAGGCGAAGGCCGGGGTACTTGGCGCGCATCTGGTCTGCGAACTCGGTTGCGGCGCTCGGCGTGCCATCCACGCTGTACGCCTGCTGTGCGCGGGTGTTCGCTACATCCAGCAGCGCGGCTTTCGCCAAGCTGGAAAGCTGGGCCGGCGTCACCTGGCCGATCTGTCGGCCGAAGCGGCGCAGCGCCCACGCTTTCACCGCGCCCACCAGATCATCGACCCATTTGCGCACCGTGGCTGGGGCGGATGCGTATTCCTCGATCGCATACGCCCCAAATTCTTCGTGCTCCATGCCGGCGGCCACGGCGCCCTTGGCCTTCGCGGTTTCGACGCGGCTGCGCGCCTTATCCCAGAACGCGCGGGCCGCGCCGCTGGTCGCTTCGCCCTGACGGTACAGGGAACCCAGGCGCGTCATCAGGTCGCCCCATACCTTGCTGCCGACCAGGCTCTGGCCGCCGCTGTGGAATGCTTCGTGCAGCAGCACGGCGCGGGCGTTGGCGTCCGTCAGCGAGGATGCGACCAGGTGGATCGTGCCGTCCTTCTCCGTCAGCGCCTGCACGCCCAGCGGCGCGCGGCCGCCCGGTAGTGTGCTGGCATCGTCGTGCAGCACCACCACGCCGGCATCGGCCAGCGACTGGATCAGAGGATCAACCGAGGCAAGGGAATCGGCTGCCATCGGGTGCGCGGTTGAATACTTCGGAGCGTCTGGGTAATAGACAAACTCCGTCGCGTCATTCGCCATCAGCAGGTCGCGCACGCGGACCTTGGCGCTGATGATGTTTGCGGACTTGTCGCGCGCACGCACGTTGCGCAGTTCGGCGGCCAGAGTCTTCTTGTTCAGTGCCACGTAGTCGTCAGGCCGGATGCTGTCGCCGATGGTTGCACGATAGACCGTCACCTCTTGATCCATGCTGGTGACGCTTCGCAGTTCAGGATTGGCCTCACGGATGCGCTCCCAGCTTGCCCCAGTCGGTGACAAGTTGCTCAGGCGATTGTCTTCGCTGAACTTGGCGCTGGAATAGCGGACACCTTCCGATTCCTCGGCGGGCTTCTCGGCTTTCGGTGCGGCTTTCTTGCTCAGCAAATGGCTGGCGTAGTCGTAGGCGGTTTTGCCCAGTTCAGATCCATTGACCAGATAAGTGGTCTTGGTGCCGGCCTCGCGCATCTTCTTTTCATGTGCATCCTGCTCGCGCTGACTGGCGCGGTTGAACGCGGCGCGACTCAACGGCTTGATCTTCGGCTCCTCGATGGTCGACACTTCCAGATCGCCGGCAGCATGCAGCGAATCGACGCGCTCGCGCACCGTCATCACTTCACCATCGAAGCGGTACTGTTTTGCCAGCGCCTTGCGCGCTAGCTCCTGCTGGTTCGGCGCTTTGCCGACCAGGAAACCGTCATACGTGTCAGCCTTGCGCTCGGCTTCGGCACGGTCGGCGGTGACTTTGGACTCTGCCGCTTCCCGTTCGCGCGCCTTCGCCTGTTCTTCCTGCTTGCGCTCCAAGTCTGCCGCCTTCTTGGCCGCGTCGAGGTTTTCGTGGATCGAATCACCGCCAATGGCGCGCTGTCCGTTTGCGCGGCGCTCACGGTTCTCGGGCGTCTCGACCGCCCACCGCTGGACCACTTCATCGCCCTGCTTCATCTTCAGGCGATAGATGCGCGTGCCGTTGTGATCGACCTCTGCCGCTTCTGTTGGTGCCGGCGCTTGTTCTACCACCGCCGGCTGTGGATGTTCTTCGCCCTGGTACTTTGACAGGTCGGATTTCTCAACGCTCAGGTGATCTTCCGGGGTCCAATAAATGCGCACGTCATGCGGCGCTTTATCCGTCTTCAGGCCGCCGATGTGGCGGTAGCCGTGGTAGCCGTCCTGCTCCAGGTTGTAGCGGATGGCGTCGAATACTTCCTGCACCTCATCGCGGGTCAGGCCGTTGCTTTTGGACTCATCGCGGTATTCGTCGAACAGCTCGCGCAAGGTGTTGATCGGCTTGCCGTCGATGTCCTGCTCAGGGAACTCGTCGCCCATGACGCGCTCGGCCATCGCGCGCACCTCGGGCGTCATCGGCTGCTCCATGTCGTAGAGCTTCGGCTCGCCGCGCTCCTTAATCTCGTACAGGGTCGGGCTGCCGCCACGCCCCTTGCGCATGTAGCCTTCGGAAATATCCGCTGCGTCAGTGGTGTAGAAGCCTTGCCCGTAGATATTGCGGTTGTCGCCGCTCATCGCATATTCATTGTTCGGGCCGGCGTCGGGCAGGGGGCGCGAAGTGCCATGGAAGCGCACGCCAGTGTTGCGCGTGTCGCGGGTCTTCGGCTTCTCCGGCTCGGCGGCCGGCTGTGCTGCTTCCTTCTCAGCCTTGCGCGCTGCCAGCTTCTCGGCTGCTGCCTTGACGACTTCTTCCTGTTTGGCGTTGGTCAGCTCGCGCTGGCTTACCTTGCGCTTGGGCTTGGCAGGCGCTTCCTTTGCCGCTGGCGTTGGCTCTGCGCGACGGGCTTTTGAGTTCGAATCGTTCAATTCTTGCAGGTGCTGAAGGGTGGGCACGGCTTCATATTTTGCCGTATTCAGCGCCGCGACCTTTTTCGGGTCGCGGGTTTCCATGATCGTCTCGCCGGTTTCCTTGTTGCGGATTACCCAGCTGGTAGGTTCTTCCATCTCGCGCTGGATGCTGCTGCGCGAGTCGGCGCGCGCTCCTGCTGCTCCGGTTTCGGCTGCGGCTTCTGGCGCTGCTTCCTCTCCGCGCGCAGTCGGCGCTTCTTCTGGAACTTCCTGGCGTTGGGGCACATCGGCGGTTTGCTCCTTCGATTCAACAGTGGTTTGTGCTTGCGCTGCGCGCGGCTTGACCTGCCAGCGCACCGGGCCGGTCTGCACCGCTTCGAACTTCTCGCGGTCCACGGCCTTCTTGTCCATGAACGCCTCGGCGCGCGCAGCGTCCGGGAAGGCGTAGGCGTGGTACGGATTGGCCTTGTGGTCGGTGCTTACTGCCGGATCGGCGTGGCCGGCGCCATCTGCACCAGTTCGATCAGCGCCAGCGTCAGGCACGATGCCGGCGTCAACTCCGGATTTTCCTGCTCGGCCTGCTCCGTCAGTTCCTCGTCCAGCTTCTCCAGTTGGCGCTCCGTCACTACGCCCCATTCCAGCAGCAGGTTCGCCGCCTCGTCCATGTCCATCAGATCCTCGTCCAGCTCCAGCAGAATCGATTCCATACGGTTTGCCTCCTACGGGCTGAATGACGAAGTGGCCGGCGGTGCCCACGACCTCGTGCGGCTGGCCGGTCTTCTCGGCATAGCGCAGCATCATGGCGTTGGCTTGCTTCATATCTTCGAACGGGCCGGGAACCAGCGCTTCCTCTGCTGGCTTCGAATCGGCCACCGCCTGCTTGGCGCGCGCCGCCATTTCCTTTTCGATGGTCTGGCGCTCGGCGCGCACGGCCAGGCGCTGCTCCGGCGTGCTCTGTTCGCTGCCGGCCACTTGCTTGAGGCGGGCCTTCAGGTCTTCCAGCGGCATGGCGGTGTAGTCCGGCGCGGCCGGCTCTGGCGCTGACATGACCGGCGCCGGTGCGGGGTCTGCCGCGTGCTGCTCGGCGGCGGCCTGCAGCGCGGCTTCCAGCGGGCCAGCGGGGGCGGCGGGTTCGTCCGCCATGGTCACGCCGGTGCGGCTGTCGATCGTGTGCACCTGACCGTCATCGCCCAGGATCTGGCCGGTGAAACCTTCGTCGTCAGCTTGGAAGACTGGGCCAGGAGCGGCGTTATTCGGCGTGGCAGCGCCTTCAACTACTTGATTTTGCTGGCTTTCTTGTGGCGCGAGGGCTGGGCCTGAAGGCTCGACCGGCATGCGGGTGCTGGCCGGATCAACGCCCTGGTTCGGGTCGAGTGCGGCGCGCGCCACGGCGTCGGCCGGCGTGGCGAACTGGCCTCCGTCGACCTGCTGCTGGATAGCGCGCGCCATCTGGCGCTCCGGGGTGTTGGCAATCCGGTTGGCGACATGCGACACGCCAGTGGCACCACTGCCCATGATGCCGCCCTGCACGATGGTCTGGACCGCCGTGTCAGCGGCTTGCTGCAGGTAGTCTGCCAGTCCGGCCTCGGTGTTCAGGCCGACGCCGCCGCCCAGCTTGTCGGTGCCGAACTGCCCCAGCGTCGTCAGTTCCTCTCCGGGGATCTCCTTCAGCAGTGCTTTCGCCATGCTGGCGGCCACATCCTCGGTGCTCGCGCCGGTGACGGCGCCGCGCAATCCCTTGAGCTTGTCGCCCAGACCGAATTTCTCGCCGATCACTTCGAAGGTGCCGTACAGCGCCGCGCGGGCGGTGGCCTGCTGCTGGTCCTGCCCCTTGGCGCGGCCTTCGCCGTATTCCTGTCCGAACGACTGCATGAACATCGACGCCAGCGGCAGCACTTCCGAGCCAGTCGCAGCGCCGCCGATCAGGGCTGGCAGCTGTTGCGCGATGGACGACACAGCGCCTTCGAACATCTTCTGGCCGTAGGAATGCGGGTCGCCGATCGCTTCCGTGTTACGGCGCGATTCATCGGCCAGCGCCTTCTGGCCGGACACGTCAGCGCCCAGCAGTTCGCCGGCAAACTGGTTGATGCCCAGCACGCCCTGCTTGTAGCCTTCGTACCCCTTGACGGCGGCGCGCATGACCGGATTGGAGTAGACCGGGTCGCTTTCGAATTTGTGCTTGGTGTCGAAGTCGAACGTGCCCGCCTCGACATTCTGGCCCGCGCCGGCCTCTTGCCCCGGCATGACGCCGCGCCGAGCGGCATCGCGCGCCACACTGATGGCGTCGGCGCCGCTCATGCCGTCACGCACCAGCCTGCGGGCGCGCGCCTCGGCCCTCGGGTCGCCCCGGTCCAGTGCCTCGGTGCCCAGCGTAGCCTGTACCTTCTGCTGCTGGTTCTGGTTCAGCGGCGCCAGGATCGACAGCGGCCCGGCTTCCGGCGCGGCGGCCGGCTGCTTGCGGTTCATTTCGCGCGCCACCACGCCCATGTAATCCTTGCGCTGCGCCAGCTGCTGGCGCTGCTCCGGCGTGGCGCCATCCCACTGTGCACGCAGTGCGGACATGTATTCCGGCGTGATCGGCAGCGTCGACAGATCGACCGGCTTGTCTACCTTCGGCTGCGGCGCGGCGGGCGCTTCCGGTGATGCATCCGGCGCATCGCCATACAACTCCTGGCCGATGATGCCGGCCTTGCCCAGCACTTCCTGGCCGTAGGCGGCGGTCTTCTCGCCCCACTTCTTGCGATCCGGGCCGGCGAAGTGCTCCTTGACCGCGTCTTCCAACGAATAGCCCTTGTCCAGGCGCTCGCGCAGCTGCTGGGCGATGGCCGGCACGGCTTCGTTCGGGTCTTTCGGATTGATGCGCAGGGATTTCGCAGTGGCGTCGATGTACTGGCCGATGCCGGCGGCGCCGGTTTCCTTGTTCACCGCCTCCGGGTTGTAGCTCGACTCCTGCTGCGCCACCGCCATCAGGATGTTCACCGGCACCTTGAAGTGCGCGGCCACGCCTTCGAACATCGGGCGCAGTTCGGCTGGCGGCAGCAGGGATTGGGGATTGGCGGGCGCGCGCGGGGTTGGCGCTGGCGCTGCCGGGGCATCCGCCGGCGCCGCGCTCAGGTCCGGCGCGTCGATCTCCTTCACCGCTTCGCTGCCGGGCAGCGGCTTGGGCTGCTCGTCGATCAGGGTTTGGAAGGGGGACTGAAGGAACGAATTCGGGTTGGGCACCGGGAGCCTCGCGCTTGATTGATTTCCGGCAATTCTACGCGAGATTGCCATAAACCAATAGCGCGAGGATGATGCTTATCTGTACACGGTTCTCATGCTATTGCTTGCCGCATCCCAGACTTGCACGGCGCGCTTGCCGGGCGGTGCCACTTCGGTCTGGACGCCCTGCTGGCGCGGGTCGAGGCCGGGGTTCGGCGTGGGCGGCGCGGCAGTTTTCGGCTTCGGGATCAGGTCCATCGTGTCCTTGACCCGCTGCCGCTTTTCCTCCTGCGACAGCATCCCGAACATCGGGTCATGCGACAGGCTGGTGACGATGATGGCCTCGCGTTCCTCTGGCGATACCGCCTTGCGGAACTGGCCCTGCGAAGCGATCTTCTCCGCATCGCGCTTGGCCGCTGCCGCCCAGCCTTCGCGGGCCTGCGTCAGCCGTGCTTCCTGCGCTGCCTTGGCACGGGCTTCCTTGGCCTTGTCCTCAGCATCCTGGCGCTCCTTGGCCGCCTTGTCGCGGGCGGTCTGGTTGGCGGATTGTCGATCAGCCGTGCGCGTATCGTTGCGCAGGTCGATCGCTTCCTTCGCCTTCAGGACATCGGCCTGCGTCTGGCGCGCGAAGCGTTTGTTGAACATCTCGATGGGCGACAGCTGGGACAGGCCAATTTCCGTGATGGTCTGGGCGTCCTGGTACATCTTTTCTTCCTTGCCGTCCGGACCCTTGACGATCATGGTAAAACCATCGGCGCCGTTCGGCCCCTTGGTCGGTTCCGAGCTGACGACTTCATAGCCGTCATCGAAGTGCGGATGCAGTTTGAAAAGTTCCTCGGCGGCGCCGGCGTGGTCGCCGAACTGCGCCAGCCGGATCGCCTTTCCCCAGGTCGCCATGTTGGTGCGGGTCTGGTCTTCGTCGGCGTACTTCTGCCAGGCCGCCGCCTGTTCCGGCTTGCCCTGCGCGATCAGGGCGTCCGTCATCTTCGGGATCAGGGTGTCCTTGAAGAAGGTATGCAGCGCCGGGGTGGATTTCTTGACGTGGGCCGCTGCTTCTTCCTGCGTGTCGAATTCCTGGCCGTCGACGTTGAAGCGCTTACGCGGGGTCTGCGGCAGGCCGTTGGCGAAGGCGGGGGCGGCGTCGGGATCGCGTGGCGCGGCGCCAGGCGCGCTCGATGCCAGCGGCTTGTCGGACAGGTTGTCCAGGTCCTGCGACTGCGGCTGCGCCACCGGCAAGGTCATCGGCCCGCCGTCCTGCTGCGCCTGCACGTTGTTCTGGAACTGCTGCAGGCTCGTGTTCACGGCTTCCGGCTGCGCGTTCGGGTCGCGGCTCATCTGCGGGTTGCTGGTCAGGTTCTGCTCGTCGCCCAGATCCTGGATCTTCGGCGCCGCCGCTGCCTGCGCGGCCCTGGCTTCGGCCAGCCCTTGCGCGCGCACATCCGCGATTTGCTTCTGTTCGTACATCTCGGCCAGGCGTTGCCCGGTCAGCAGCCCGCTGTTCATTCCGTTGGCGAAGCCCGCCAGTCCTGCGCCAAAGCTGCTCATGTGTTCACCTCGATATTGAAAGCGGCGATGTGTTCGCTCACCGCCGTGTTGATGGCATCCAGTCGCTGCTGGACGATGGCGTGTTGCGCCGGATGGTGTGCCTTCAGGTACTTCGCCGCGCCTTCTTCCCACCAGCCCGAACAGGTCATGCAGTCGGGGGCGTGATTCAACATGGTATAGAAGCGCGGGACGGGAATTCCCTGCTCCCGCAGGTAGGTCAGCACGTCATCCGCCGTCCAGTCCTCGATCGGGAACAGGTACTCGATGCCATTCTCCACATGACCGGAGCGGATCGGCGCCTTCAGCTTGTCGTCCGCACGCTGCCCACGGATGACCAGCGTGATGCCATCCCTCTGCATCCTCTCGGCCATCGGCCGCATGATGGTGCGCACGCAGCAGCTGTAACGGTCCTGGATCAATGGCCCCTGCTTGCCGCTTACCATCAGGCCGTCATAGGTGTGACTGGCCGGCACGATGTCGGATGGGATGCCGAACTGCGCAACGACCTGGCGCTGGCGGCCATCGATCTCGACAAAGTTCGGCACCTCGGCGCGCACGCGGGAGACGGCCTCGATGGTTTCAGGGAAGGCATCGCCGGTGTTGAGCAAATAGACTACCAAGCGCGGCCAGTATGGGCGCAGCAACGCCACGACCGCCAGCGAATCCTTGCCGCCCGACAGTTGCAGGGCGATTCGCTCATGGCGGTCGAAAATGTCGTCGAGAGGGGTCATAGCATGTACATGGACGCGCCGGTGCCCACCAGCGAACCGATGCCGGACATAAGGCCGCCAGCCTGCTGGGCATTCGCCTGCTGCTGCTGGCCCCAGGCGTTCAGCTGGTTGCCATACAGCGAATTGGCGATGCCGGCGCCGCTGGCGTTGGCGTTCACCGCGCCGGCGAAGCCGTTCATCATGGCGTTATTCGTGTTGAAATTGTTGGCATTGGCAGCGCCGATCGCGCCGGTGGCCGCGCTGCCTGCCGACAGCCCGGTGCCCAGGCCGGCATAGCCGCCACCCTGGTTCGACAGGCCGAGGGACGCCGTGGTGTTGCCGATCCCCGCTGCCGCCAGACCCTGGTTCTGCGCCTGCATGGCGGTGGACACGCCGGTGGATTTCGCGGTTTGCGCGGCGCCAGTCGCCTGCAGCGCCGCCGACGTGCCCGCCAGTCCGGCAGACTGCGCGGCGCCGGTCGCCTGCATGCCAAGTGACGTGGCCTGCTGGCCGCTGCTCAACACCTGCTGGCCGAGCTGCGCGGCCTGCTGGCGCAGCTGCACGCCCTGCATGCGCACGTTGTTGCGCGCCGTGTTCTGCGCACCCGCGCCGGCCAGCGCCAGCGCCGTGGCGTTGGCTTGGTCGGTCGCGGCGAAGCGTCCGCTGTTCGGGTTGACGCCCATCGCCATCATGGAACGCGATGCGGCGTCCTTCGCCTGGCTGCCGGCCGCCACCGCATCGGCCTTGGCTTCCGCCGCCATCGATTCCTGGCGCCCGGCGCTGTCCCAGTTCATCGCATCCGATGCAACCTTGTTCTCCACCGGGGCGAACGTGTTCTGGTAGCGCCCGATCTGCGAGGCGGCCAGGCCATTCTGCTGCGCGGCGGTCTGGTTGAACTGGGCTTCGTATTTCTTGCTGGCGTCCAGCGCCTGCTGGCCGATGTTCTGGAACTTGCTTTCGTACGCATCGCCACTGGCCAGCGCCTGGTTCGCCAGCTTGTCGTCCAGCGCCTTGGTGTCGCGGCCGAGCTGGCGATCCTCGTCGGCCCAGCCGTCGTACTTGGTGCGGTAGCCGGCCTGGATGTCGCGGTCCTGCTGCGCCCACTTGTTGGCCATATCCTGCGAGTCCAGCGCCGACTGCGCCACCTTGCCGGTCAGCTTGTCGTATTCGTCCTGGCGGGCCTTGTTGTCGCTGTACTGGTCGCGCGCCAGCGCCAGCTGCTCGCGACCGAGTTCGACATTCTGCGCCGCCGCCTGGCCGATCAGCGGATCCGGTGCCGGCGCCGGCGCCGCATCCTTCTTGCGCAGCACGCGCTTGCCGTGGCGCGGCGCAACGTCCCACCAGCCGGCGTCCATATCAAAAAACTGGTGGTCCGTCATTGTCGATACTCCTTCGGGATGAAAACACAATTCTTGCGCAGCAGGCCCAGCGAGATCACCGCGCCATCGGCGCAGGCGTCCGGGTGATACCCTTCGCGGCGAAAACCAATGCGCTCGTCGAAGCGCAGGGCGCGCGCGTTGATCTCGGCCACCATGCCCGATACGCGCGGCAGCTTGCACTGGATGAACGGGAAAGCGAAGGCGGCGGCCAGCAATTGCCGGTTCAGCCAGTGCCCGGTGCCGTCGCTGGCGATATGCATGTTGGCGTCGTGCGTCGTGAAGTTATCGAAGACCACGACAGCACATAGCCGTCCATCACGCTCCAGGCCGATCACCTGCGCATCGTCGCGGAAGGCATGGATGCCGATCTTCTCGGCAGCCCAGGCCAGCAGCTCGTCCTTCCGGTCATAGATCAATACGGTCATCGTTGCCCTCGTTCAACTGCCATCATTCTAACCCGCGTGTTGCCGCACAACAATCAACTTCACAGCCCGGTGAAGTTGGCGCCCATGCCGTTCAGGACGGCGGCGAGCGCGCGGATGTCGTTCACGAGCGCATTGTGGTCGGCGGCGGTCGGGGCAGCGGACACCAGCGCCGACTGCAGCTTGACGGCGCCGAGCCGTGCCGCGTCGTCGCGCGTGATGGCCTTCCGGTTCTCGGCGCCGGCGCGGTCGCCGGTCAGTGCCTCGGCGCGCTCCTGCTGGCCGCGTTGGCGCGGGCTGGCGCGGCTGTCGGTGCGTGGGGGAAAGCCCATCATGCGCTCCTGAGTTCCTGCGCCGTGCCGGCCAGGGTGATCTGCTGGATGTTGACGTTGCCGGTCGCTTCGATCTCCCACTGGCGCGCGAGCACCGGCGGCAGGCGGTCGGCCTCGCCCACGGTGGTGATGGTCGTCACGAAGCTGTCGTCGGCATAGATGTTGACGGCCAGGAGCGGGCCGGATGGCATCGCCTTGAGCAAGTCGCCATTGAATGGCAGGCTGTTGAGGGGCCGCGCATTGAGGGCGCCGCCCAGGGCGCCGCTTGTCATGATCGCGCTGTTGGCCGTCAGCACCAGGTCGCGCGCCGCCTGCGCCGCCAATATCGCATCATGGTCCAGGCGCTCGTCGGTTTCCACCAGCACCACGCCAAAGCTGGTCGGCTCGGCGGTGACGAATACCTTGCTGCGGTAGGTCATCACGTCGGCATCGGCTGCCAGGGAATCCCATTCGTAGACCGTGGCGCCCATCACCATATACAGGCGCGAATCGGTGATGTCGTAGAACATCGCATCGGCCCGGTGCTGGGAGCGGATCAGGTACGGCTGACTGCCGGTGATGTCGAAGATCAGCGTTCCTTCCTGCGTTTCGTCGTTGCGGTCGGCATACTGGTAGGAGGCATAGAAGCGCCCGTAGAACTGGCCGCAGACCAGGGTCGCCGGATCCAGCCGCTGCCACTGGTCGCGCGTCAGCAGCTCTTCCGAGATCAGATTCGGGGTGCCACCCTGCACCATCACCAGGCCATCGTTCGACGGGTACAGGATGGAATAGCCCATGTCCACCATGCCCTGCTCGTTCAGGCAAGGCATGTTGAATTCCAGGTGCTCCATCACCATGGTTTCGGGCGACGTGCCGCCCACCAGTTCCGGCGTGCCCTTGGTGCCGACGATCAGCGTCGAGCCGGAGACGGCCAGGCCGGTGATGTCGTAGTTCGCCGACAAGCTGTACTTGATCGGGAACGTGTGCATGATGTAGGGCGGGGTGAAATACAGATCCTTGCCCACGTAGCCGGCCATCATCCCGTTCGGCAGCGCCACCAGCCCCTTCAGGCCATCCGGCGGCGGCGTCCAGTCCAGCGACGGCAGCGCTTCGTTGAAGGCGTCGGTGGCGATGTTGTCGACGAAGTTGGCCGTGCTGTCGTCGCGCTCGGCGATGAAATACAGGTTGGCGCCGCCGGTGCTGCCGGTCTGCGAGCGGTAGATGCGCTGCTTGGTGAAGCCACGGCCGGCGGGCGCCGCCTGGAAGCCGGACAGGGTCACGGTGTTCCCCGGCGACACCACGATGTCCGAACTGATCGGGGATGGCTGCGATTCCTCGCCAAACTGGGTCACGCGCGTATAGACGTACAGCCGGGTCGCGCTGGTGGCCGGGGTCACGGTGCCGGTCACGGCGCCGGTCAGCTTGACGGTGGGCGCGCTCAAGGCCAGGTCGTAGACCACGCTGCCGACGCGCATTTTCGGCTTGCCGTCGCCGGTGTAGTACAGGCGGTCCTGCGCCACCGGGCCGGGCACGGCATGCACCACCTTGTCCCACCACAGCCAGGTGCCGAGGTGACGATAGATCGTGCGCACCTGGCGCCCCTGCGCGCCTTCCAGCTGATAGATCGGGAATGGCTTGCGGTAGGGCGCCAGCTTGCCGTCCTCCAGCCTGACGGACTGCGCTGTCTGCGCGCCAGTATCCGGCAGCAGGCGCGGCGTGGTGCGCGGCGATTCACCTGTGAAGGCGGTCAGCTTGATGATCGACATGCTTTATTCCGTCCAGGTGATGGTGAGCGACCCGCCGAGCGGCACGTTGATCGGGTAAGAACTCCCCTGCGACACATCGATGTTTGCGTACGTGGTTGGCGTTGGCGTCACGTTGCCAGTAGCGCCAGGAAAGCTTTTGCCGAATGCTGTCGTGGCGGCGCCGGTCGTTGCAGGGTCCCCCGCCACCGTAAAGAAGCCATCGTAGGTGTAGCAGGTCTGGTTCGACGAATAGGTCGGGTCGCTCGGGGTGCTGTTGATCGGGTCGCAGTGCGCGGACTGGCTGGTGAACCGTACCGCGTAGCGGCTGGTGCTGACGGAAACGCGCACGCCATCGCTCCTGCGCGTTGCATAGATGGTCTTGTTTTCAAAGATCCAGTTTTGCGACGATGTCGCATTCTGCCCGCGCGCACCGTAGCCGGTCGCCACATCTACTTTTGACGATCTCGCAATCCACGTACCGCTACTGCTGAACGTCTGCGTTTTCGTCTGCGCGCCGCGCAGTGCCAGCATCATCATCAGGCTCACCGCAGCACCTTGCCGTAGATGGTGGCGCCGCCGTCGCGCGTCCAGAGCAGGATGAAGTCGGTGCCAGCCGCCTGCAGCAGGGCGCCATGATTCGAGTTCAGCGAGGTCGACGTGGTAAATGTGCCGTCGCTCTTGAGCCATTTGACGGTCGGGCCGGTGATCGTGGCGGCGCCCAGGTTCACGCCTTCGATCAGGAATTCGCCCAGCGTGCCGGCGGCAGGCCAGTTGGTGATCGCCAGCGTTTGCGTGCCGGTGGCCGGCGCCCATCGCTGTGCGCTGCCGTCCCGGTAATCGAGCGTGTTGGCCGCCACCGCATCCTTGAAGGCATAGGCGTGGTCCTGCAGCACGGCGCTCTTGAGCGGGTTGTCGCGCATGTCAGCCGGCCCCAGCACGGAGATCGAGCCGACCGACGCGGCGCCGGCGACCGTGATCGACGGCGCGCTGATATCGGCGGTGAAGGCGGCGCCTTCCAGGTTGGCCTTGGCATCGAAGCAGCCGGCGGTGGGGTGGCAGCCGACATAGTCTCCGGCCGAGAACGTGGTGGCGACCGTGTTTTCCTGGCCGCGCAGCACGGTGCAGCTATCGACATCGCGCGCCGTCACGTAGACGATCTCGCGCTTCGGCACGCCGCCCACGGTCGTCACCAGCGTCAACGGGAAGAATTCGCCGGCCACGATCTGCGGGAACAGGGTGCCGGTGCCCGGCGCCAGCAGTACAGTGGTCGAGTTTACATTGATCGCGCCGGCCAGCGTCGATTCCGCATTGTTTGTCAGTTTCAGACGCATTACAGATCCTTCACGCGCAAATAGAATTCGCCTTCGATCTCACGCCCGCCTACGCTGTAGATCAGGGCCGTGACCTTGTAGGTGGCGTCGTCGGAACCGCCTGCGATCCAGACCTTGGCCGCGACATCGGTCCAGCTGATGTTTTCGACCGTCAGCACGTCATCCGGCCCGGTAATGAAGGCGGTCACGTTGTCGATCGTGTCGCTGTCGCCGAGCGAGCGCGCGGCGATAATGTCGAAATCGAGCAGTTCGCGCGGCTGTTTGAACAGGGTATCGGCCATGGTTCGGTCCTTACATGTAGTCGGCGCGCGAGCGGGCGGGTGCGCGCTGCTGGCCGGTGACGCCGCGCCACGCCAGCGCGCCCAGCTTCTGGTCGACCAGGCCAAGGTAGGCCGCGCCCATCGTCACGTCGGTGAATGGCTGGTCGGGCGTCGACAGCAGGCGGCCAATGGCGCCCCACGCCACCAGTTCATGGTGCAGTTCGAACAGGAAGGTGGGCACCTGGTCGGCGTCCATCGACGGTTTCAAGATCATGTTCACCGTCAGCATGCCGGTATCGACCGGCGCGATGCGCAGGCTGCCGGGCAGGAGCTGGGTATAGAAGCGCGGCTGGCCTTCGATCGTGCCGCGCCGCCAGCCGCGCATGCACTGGTCCATCCACTGGACCGTTTTCGGCTCCAGCGGGCGGTCGTTGAACAGCACCGATTCGAAATCGATCAGCGTTGCCTGGTCCGGGATCGGGATGTCCATCTCGTTCACGTCCTGCACGGCGAGTTCGTCGCTGTAGCGCCATTGCCGGCTGCGGGTGCAGATGTCGTCGCACGCCTGCAGGATCGCCTTGTAGGCGGCAGGGGCCGGCGCGCCCGGCGCCTTCGGGGCAATCTCGGGCAGGAAGGCGTCAAGGTCGATCATTTGGAATTCCCGGTAGCGGAGTTGACTTGCGCGGCCTGGCTCGGCGCGCCTATGGCGTCGGTGAACGCCTGGTAATGTAGGGCCGCCATGTTACCCTGGCTGTACTGCGAATCCTTGCTGTGAGCGCGGTACATCATCCAGTTCAGCAGGGCGCTGATGAACTCGGCGCGCAGCTCCAGGGTGTCGGCGGGCGAAGCCACCTTGGGCGCGGGCTTCGCCACCAGCACTTCGACCCTTGCCCCAGCGGCTGCCGGCGGGTAGACATAGAAACTGGTCGGGCTGCGCTCGTCGATCATGTAGTGGCGGGTCGGCGCGGCGCGGCGGGTGTGCCAGGTGGGATCGACATCGTCGAGCTGCTGGCGGTCGCAGATGCGGATCGCGCGGCCAGAGACGCCATCCGCGCGCACGTTGCGCATCACGTCGAGGATCTGCGATGTGCCGGTGCTCGTGTTTTGCAGCGTGCCGGCGGACAGTTCGATGACTTCGGTGACGGCGCGGGCGGCCGGGCGGCGCAAGACGATCTCGCTGGCGCCGTCGTTGATCCAGTCGATCGATTCCGATTCGGACCAGCGAATCGCCTTCACATCCATCATGATGTTCCGGAAGCGGCGCAGCAGGTCGGCGACAAGGATGCCAGTGCCCGCCACGTCATTGGATGCAGAAGGGATGATGGTGGTGAGCATGGTGTTTTCCTGTTCGCAGTCGCCGCCGGTTTGATCTGGCGCTTACTGCTTGGCGGCGATCAGTTCGCGCAGCTTCTCGATGCCGGTGTTGTGGTGCGGCTTCTTGTCGTACAAGCGCTCGTATTCGGCGGCCAGCGCGGCGCGCTCGTCGACCTGCGGCTGCTCGGTGCTGGCCAGCGGGGTCTGCGCGGCTTCGGCCAGGGCGTTCAGCACCTGCTCGATGGCGGCATCGCGTGCTTCCTGCGGCTGCTTGTTCCAGTCAGCCACGGACAGGCGCGAGTCGCCGTATGCACGGGCGACAATCTCGTTCAGCGAATGGTCAGTGCCACCGATCGCAAAGGATGCGGGGTAATCGCCGCCCAGGGGAATCTCGGGTGCGGCGGCCGGCGATGCTTCCGGCAGCGGTGCCGGGCCGGTGGCCTTGGCGCCATCGGCGTATTCCTTGGTGACGACGGCGACCGGCGCTGCGCTGTTTACCGGCTGGCCTTCGCCACGGTACAGGCGATAGCCTTCGGTGATCGACAGGAAGCGGTCAGCGTGGTCCTGGTCGGCGACTTCGCACACATGCGCGCCGTCCGTGTAGGGCTGAAAGTGGTATTCGGTATTGCCGAGGGGGATGCGCGAGCCGCCTGCGCGGATCAGTTTGCATTCGATTGCGGTGGTGGGCTTCATCGGGTTCTCCGAGTGGTTGTTTTGCGATGAATGGAAAAACGGGGCCGGCTGGCCCCGTCAGGTGCTGCTGATTAGTACACTTCGCCGCTGTTGGCCGGGTGCATCGACACGGTCAGGCGCAGGCGGCCAGCGGTGGCGCCGGTCGGTGCCGCGACGATCTTGACGCCGATCGAACGGTCATTGCCCACCGGGGTGATGGTCAGCGCGGTCTTGGTGGTCGAAGTCGAAGCCACCGCGCCGGTCTGCGCTGCGGTCGAAGCCACGAACAGCTCCTGGCCCACGGTGCGGGCGGCATCGTTGGTGCCCACGGTGCCCGACATCAGGCCCACGTCCAGAGTGATGGCGGTGCCGGTGTCCAGGTCGTCAGCGATCAGCTGGGCGCCGTGGATGGTGTGGCCGGCCGGCAGGACGCCGAGGTCGATCACGTTGTTGGCGACCAGATCGGCCGCCTTCAGGTCGACGAAGAAGCGATTGACGACCAGGTCGCCGGCGCAGTCGCCAGCAATCACGCGCTGCTGGCGCGTGGCGAATTGAGACAGGATGATAGCCATGATGGATTCCTAGATAGATGGATTCAGGTGGAAGGACCGGGTTGCCCCGGCCCGTTCGCATTACACGGTCGGGTCTTTGGCTGCGGTGTCGATCGACATCACGCCGAAGTCGCGGCCATTGAAGCGGGTCTTCTTGACACCGAAGATGCAGCCTGCCGAAACCGCCGGCTCGTTGTCGAAGTCCTTCATCTTTTCCTTCCAGGTGTAGCGCATGCCGCCCGAAGTGCCATAGGCGACGACCGCAGCCTGGCGACCCAGCAGCAGGGCGCGTGCGGCGCTGACGTTGCCGCCGGCACCGTAGTCGCTGAAGCGGATCACCGAACGGTGCTTGTGCAGCACGGCGCCGCCGATCATGCCCAGGTTGCCCTTGAACAGCGGGTTGTCGCGGCCTTCTGCGGCAGCGGCAGCCTTCTGCAGGTCCATCCAGTTGCCGGTGGTCGGGTCGTTGCGCAGGTCGAATTCCTGGTCAGGATTCATCAGGAACACGTAGTTGCCTTCCGAGCCGTTCTTGACCGGCACCATGTTGGCGGCGTCCGGGTTGCGGGCCTGCATCATCTCGGCGCGGTTCAGCGCTTTCTCGATGACGGCGCGGTTCATCTTGTCGGCAGCGGTCAGGGTGGACTTGCTGGTCGCGGCGCCGCCGTACAGCAGGTGTTCTGCGTCCGGCGCCTGGAACGGGTTGCCGGCGTGGCCGGTCCAGGTCGACGGCATCAGGAAGTCTTCGTTCGAACCACGGCCGCCGCCGAGGTACATGAAGAACAGCTCATCGGTGAACTTGGCGAAGAAGTCGGCCAGTTGGGCTTTTGCATTGCTGCGCAGGTCGTGCACGGTGCGCTTGCGGGTCATCTCGCCACCGCAGGACACGGGCTTGCGCACCTGGTCGATGAAGACTTCATCCTGGTAGTAGCGCTGGTTTTCCTCGCTGCCTTCAGCGCGGTCATCGCCGAAGGTCGGCTGGCCGCGCAGGGCCACGCTCAGGTCGAATTTGACGCGGTCGCCGGCGCCCGATTCCAGATCGGTCATGCGCTGGATGACGCTGTTGATGGACGTGCCGATGAACTTCTGTTCGAAGTACGAAGCGGCGCGCTGGTCGATCCACAGGCCAGTGGACCATTTCTGGACAGTCTGCGGCGATGCTGCGCCGAAAGTGGTAACGCTCATGGAAGTGCTCCCTATAAAAGGATGGGGTTGAATTCACCCGGCACTTCCTGCGCTGGTTGATGGCGTGATTGTACGGTTACTTTTTTCTCAAGGCAACAAAATGATTGAAAGCAACATGGTCTAGGCCGTCATGATGCCGCGCTCGGCGATCAGTCGGATGCCTGGCGCTTCGTCGGGCACCTTCTTGACCGGGATCGAGCGGTCGGCCTCGACCACGAAGCGGCCGATCTGCCCGCTTTTCTGCACGAACGTCAGGGTGGCTTCGCCGATCTGCAGTTTTTCGCCGGGCTTGATGTCGATGGTCAGGGCCATGTGTGCTTTCAATCAGGGTGGATCAGTTCTTGAAGTAGCGGGCGCGCTGGGCGTCGGTCAGACCTTCGACCGCCTTTTCGTAGCCCACCAGATCGGTCTTGGCCAACGAATCCAGGTGGGCGAACTCGCCGCCGGTGGTGTCGTTCATCGAGGCGGCCGGCAGGTTGCCGATGTTCGGTGGCGCGGCCGGGGTCGGCACCTTGTGCTGGACCGGCTTCGTTGTCGCCGGTTGCGCGGCGGGCGCCTTGCCGTTCATCGCCAGCACCATCTTGTGGGCCTTGTCCAGCGCCGTCTCGTTGGCCAGGCCACGGTTTTCCGGCTGGCTGGCGATCAGCTTGATGGCCATGTCGAGTTGGGACAGCAGCGCCGGGTCCTTGTAGTCCTCGTGCGCGGCCAGGAAGCGATTGCAGTCGGCCACCCAGGCGTTCTGGATCTGCTGGTCGTTCAGCTTGCGCGCCAGATCCGCCTCGCGCACCTGGTGCTGGATGTCGGCGCGCTGGTCGTTCAGGGCGTCGAGCTGGCGCTGGTAGTCCTTGGTGGTGACTTCGCCCGCTTCGAATTTATCCAGCAGCGCATCCTTGTCGGCGGCGATCTTGTCGAGCTTGGCCTGGGCGTCTTCCGGCGCCTGGACGTGCAGCAGCGGCGCCGGGGCGGAGGCTACTGCTTCGGCTTTGGCAGCGGCAGGCTCGGGCGCGGGTTCCGGTGCGGGGTCGGCAGCAGCGGCTGGCTCTGCGCCTGCAGGTGCAGCAGCGGGGTCAGGGTCAGCAGCAGGAGCGGCAGCAGCTTGCGCTTCGGGGTCAGCAGGCGCCGGCTCGGCAGCGGCGGCTTCGGGGTCAGCTTCCGGGTCGACAATTTGTTTCTCGCTTTCATCGTCAGGGGTGGCAAGGGCTGCTGCTTCTTCGGCGGTCAGGCCGTGGTCTTCGTTCAGGCTCATGCGGTCATTTCTCCATTTTGTTGTGGTGCGACTGGTGCAGGCACTGCCTGCTGGGGAACGGGTGCGGCTTGTGGTGTTGGCGCGGGCAGTTGCGGCAGGCCCTGCGCTTGCGGCTGCGGCAGGTTGGTGGGCACCGGCAGGCCGTTGGTCCAGCCGCCTTGCACCATGATGCCGTCCGCGACTCTAGCAATCGTCGGTGCTTGGATTACCTGCATGGCGGCGCTCATGGCCGAGTTGGCGCCGGTCATGTTGTTGTTGAACATGACGGAGCGCTGCACGTCGACCTGGGCGCGCTTCTGCTCGGCGCTGGCGCGCTTGTCGTCGATCTCGGCTTCCACCTTGGCCATGCCAAGTTCGGCCTGCTTCTGGGCCATCTGCGCTTGCGCGGCTTTCGCCTGCTCGGCCTGCATGTCTTCCGGGGTCGGCTCGGTCGCGTCAGGATCTTTCTGGCCGTTCAGGGCGCGGATGCGCTTGACCAGCTCGTCGCGGTTCTCCACGTCCATGGTGTCGACCCATAGGTCCAGCAGCTGCATCGAGATTTCCGGCGGCAGCTTGCCCAGCAGCTCGCCGAACTGTTCATTGGCGGCCTGGCGCATGGTGACGCGCCAGTCGGCTTCGCTTACGACGAAATCGGCCTTGCTGCGGGTGATGTCGTTATCGGGCAGGCCGTCGTTCATGGTAACGAACTCGGGCGCGCCGCGCATGTTGGTAATGCGGAACTGCTTCTGGTCGGTGGCGAACTGCTCCACCAAGCTGAGTTTCTTCTCGCCGTGGATCTGGTGCGCGAGGCGCAGGTTGTCGAACGGGCCGGAGGTGGCGAGGCTGCCCTGCTCTTGTCTCGCCTGCACGGCCACGCCGGACACCGCATTCGTCTTGCGGCCCATCAACTCGTCGGTGACGCCGCCCACCTGCTGGATCATGCCGACATCGTGGGCCATCAACTCCATGTGCGCCTGGTCCATGCCCCGGTCCACGTCGAAGCGCACGCGGTCCATCTTGCCCGGCGCCATGACGATGGTGCCGTCCGAACGGTTCTTCTCGACCAGGAATTCTTCGATGGTCTGTTCGCTGGAGAGCGCACCTTCCTCGATGATGACCTTGTTGGAAGACAGGATGTGCAGCGCCTTCGATGCGCGCTTGTTCACGCCGTCCTGGATCGGGCGCAGGTTGCGGACAAAACCGTAGGGCATGCCGTCGCGGCCACGGCGGAAGCACCAGATCGGGGTAAGGGTAAAGGTGTTGTGGCGGTAGATGCTCGGCGCGTCGTACAGGATCTCCTTCGGCGTCATGATCGCCAGGCGCATGCGCATCATGGTCTTCTTGACCAGCTTGGCGGCGCCGGTGTCCACCTGCTCCTTGTGGCGCGGGTCGTTCTCGTCGTAAATCTGGCCGTTGAACGGCCCGCCGCGCAGCTTTTCCACGTCTTCCGGGTTGCGGTACTCGGCCTGGATCAGGCGCACGCGGCGGCGTTTAAATTCCGACATGCTGCGGCCGGTGGCGGTGTCGCGGTCGACTTCGCTCTGGTCCATGGCCACGTCGCCATCCACGCCGTCATAGCCGGTCAGCACGCTGGATTCCTGCACCGAACGGTCGATCTTGTCGGCGGCGCCGGGAATGTGCTTGAACATGGACTTGGCCACATCCTCGTCGACCCAGCGGATACGGAACAGGTAGCGCCAGTCGTCCTGGGTGATCTTGCTGCCGGCCGAATCCCAGATGACGTTGCGCCAGGATTCGCTGCGCTCGAAGATCGGTTCGCCGTCGTCCTCGTCCTGCAGGCCGCATTCCAGCCAGCCCACGCCCACCTTGGCGGCGTCTTCGAAGCCGGCCGAGCGGTGAAAGCCGGCGCGGTTCACATCAGACAGGTACTTCATGTACTTGCTCTTGCGCTCGGCGGGCTTACTGTCTTCCTTCCCGCGCGGCAAAATCTTGTCGTCGGTGCGGCCACGCTTTTCACTGCCGAAGATCCAGTTCAGCGAGACGGCCAGGACGTTGTAGACGGTCGGCGGCTGGCCGCGCTCATGCAGGATTTGCAATTCTTCTTCGGACAGCTGGATGCCGTCGTAATAGTCCTCGTCCAGCGCCTGTTCGAAGCGGTTCGGCCCCTGGATTTCCAGCTCGCGGCGGTAGAAGGACATCAGGCGGCCGTGAACCTCCTGCATCCGTTCTTCCTCGATGCGCGCCGCCGTGCCCAACTCGGTTTCGGGGGCGATCGGCTCGTCCTTGGCGCGGCCACGGTCGGCGGGGGCGCCCTTGATGACCTTGCGGCGCTTCGGGTTATTCAGGTCCAGGTCAGGGGCGTCCATGCTTCTCCGCTTCAGTGGTTCAGGCTTGCGCCAGGGGTTGGTAGTCCAGCACTTCCATCGAGCGCTTGCGGCCATCGATCGTCACACTGGCGTCCGCCACCACGATGGCCTGCGTCGGGTTCGGCCGCATCCGGATCAGGTCGCCAAGGTGGCTATGAATCAGTTCGGCAACCTTGTGCGCGTTGCTCATGCAGTCTTCCATGCCCAGCATGCCGAGGAAGATCGATGCTGCTCGTGCCAGATATTGCGGCTCATTATATTTCCAAGCGGCACTTAAAGCTACAACACATGGCTTGAATCCGCCTCGGCGGTAGCGCGGGACGATCACTAGGCACGGCTCATAGTCCTGCTGGTCCGGGTTGTAGACCCAGGTGCCCACGCAGACCAGGTCGCCGGATGGGCGCACGAACTGGTGGCGAGTCAGGTCGATGGCGTAGCGGCTCTGGCTCATGCCGCGTCCTTCGGATGAACGTCGCAGGAGTCCATTTCGATGCAGATGTGTTCGCTGACCTTGATGACATATTTCACCTTGTACTCATGGAAATAGACAGCGGTGACTTTGCCTTCGACCTTTACGTCGTCGCCGATCTTGAAGCGGGATTCGTAGCCAGTGGCGACCAGCGCCGGCCGGCCCAGCGGTTTTTCGGTGATGCGCGTCACACTCTCGATCAGCTTCTTGTCTTCGTCCAGCATCTGTCGATACAGTGCTTCCTTCTGATTACCGCTCATCGGATTCTCCTTGTTCATCGGTGGCCGGGCGGGCCGGGTAGTGCGAAAACGTGCCATCGTCCAGGCGCTGGCGGGCGGTGCGCTGCATCGCGGCCAGATTGGCGGATGCGTCCATGCGCTCCTGCAGTTCGGTGGGGTAGTCCATGTGCCGCCTCATACGACCGAGCGCTGATAGGCAGCCTGGAATGCGTCATCGTCCAGCACCTGCAGGCCATCAGGGCGGCGAACGACCCACTGGCCTGCACTGACCACCACGTCGCTGTCGCCCTCGCGGATCGTGGCGGCGACAAGGCGGCCGTCGACCTTGACCTGTGCATCGCGGCCAGACAAATCGTCGGTCAGGCGCACGAAGCGAATCAGGTCCGACAGGACATACAGGTCTTCGAAGTAGAAGGAATCGTAGGACTCGTGGCGCGGGATGACTTTCATGGGGGGGGTTCTCCTTGTGGTTATCAGCTGGCCTTCCAGCTGGTGGTCTTGCGCTTCCAGGCGCCGGCGCTTGCGCCATTGAGCATTCCGGCCGCCTGGGCTTGGGCATGCTGCCGCAGACTGTCGGCGCCTTCGGTGTGAATGTCCTTCAGCGGCTCGTCGGTGAAGGTCTGCGTGGTGGCGTTCCAGCGCTTTTTGTACATCTCGACGTGCTCGATGCCTTCCTTGCAACCTTCCTCGTCGAACCAGTAGGACGAGAAGGCGTCGCGCACTGCGCTGATGCCGTGCTGCAGTTCGGATACCACTGGCACGATCTCGATCTTGCGCAGGCCCAGCTTTTCCAGCATCTGCTTGGGACTCAGGTTCTCCAGCTCGCCCTGGCGAACGTGGTTGCCGTCGTGCGGCAGGAAGTGCGTGCCCCAGACGTAATCCAGCTTCTGCATCTCCTTGACGAAGTACGCATATGGCTCGCCCCAGCCTTCCATGAACTTGATGAAGTGGTCGCGCAGGCCGACGCGCTGGTGGAACCAGATGGCGGTGCCGTCGCCATGGCCGATGTCCCAGAACGTGTTGACCGGGACGCCCGGCATGTGTGGCACCTTGGTGAAGCGCTTTTCCTTGCGCGCCTTGGCGATCTGCACGGCGTAATAGGTGCCGGCGGTGGACTGCTGGAAGGCTTCGGCCGGGGTGGACGGGTATTCCTGCCACATCTTTGATTCTTCGCCGGCAAAGTCGTTGTCGCGGGTCGAGATCCACCACGCGCGCTGGGCCGGACTGATCGTCTTGCCAAGCTTGGCTTCCAGCTGATCGAAGTATTGGTGGTCCTTGGCCGAGATGATGACGCCGGCCGGGTCGATCTGGTATTCCTCGGCATCGTGCCAGGGGAAGAAGTGGAAGCGGTATTCCTTCGGCGTCAGATCCTTGCCGGCGATGGCCAGGGCTTCGGCGCGCTGGCTCATCTTATAGAACGCGCCGTCGCGCCCTTCCGCCGTCGATTCGATGAAGATCACGCCGGTGTTCGGCACAGCTGGGATGGTGCCGGTGATGACTTCCTCGGCGCGGTGCGGGAACTTGGCGCAAATCTTGCCGAATTCCGAGATGTGCAGGTAGTGGATCGTGTCCGAGCGCATCGAGGTGCCCACCGTCAGCACAGAACCGTTGTCCAACTCCATCTCGTGGGCGTTGCACGTCTTCAGCGGCACGGTCTGCTTCAGGATCTCTGGCAGTCGGTCGTAAGCGAACTTGATCTTCTTGAAGACCTTCAGCGCCGCATCGTCCGTGTGGGCGATCACGCCGCAGCGCACGTTCGGGGTGAATAGTGCGTAGTCCAGGAACAGGATCTGGATCAGCGTGGTGAAGCCGAGTTGGCGGGCCTTGAGGATGATGTTCCTGTGGTGCAGCTTCTTCAGCAGGCGCTGCTGGTAGCGGTTCGGCTTGAAGCGCACAACCAGACCCTCGTCGCCCTCGTCCTCGCTCTCCGACTTGGTCTTGATCCAGTACAGGTTCGACAAGCGCCAAAGCGGGTCAGCCATCGCAGCGGTGAACTGCGCGGCATCCATTTCCTCGATCGGCGGGAAGTCGGCCAGGTTGCTCACTCGCCGTCTTCCTCCAGCTTGGCGACTGGCTTGAGCGTGCGGCCGGCCAACTGACCCATCAGCATCTGCAGCGGGTTGTCCGCATCGCCCTGGACCTTGACGGTGTCCTTGAACATGCCCAGGTGGCGCGCAACGTTCGCCAGCGCCGCATCCTGGTCGCGCATCTTGATCTCCATGCCGTCCTTGGTCTGCTTGACGCCGGCATACAGCGCGCGGGCTGCCGGGCTGGCATCGCGGGTATCGTGTGCGAACACCTGGCCGTGGCCCTCACCATGGCACTCCGGGCACTTCGGATGCGGGCGCAGCGTGGCGTCGAAGCCATAGCCGCCTTCGTTGCCCGGCAGTTCAGCCGGTTTGTCGCCTGCGTTCATCTTGGCAAAGCGCACCGCGCTCGCCCATTCGCTTTCATCCACCCACTGATACTGGTGGTCCTTGCCGAAGCAGTTGCGGCAGCAGACCCGGCGATAGGTAATCAGCTCGTTCGGGTTGGCGGTGGCGATCTCCCACCACCGCTGGAGCACCATTTCCTGGGTGATCTCGGTACGCTGCTGGAGCGCGGCGCGACGTTCTGCCAGGTATTCCTGGATTTCAAGTTTTTGCAACAGTGCAAAGCCTTGCGGACCTGCTGTCTTCTCGCTGTATCCGGCCCGGATCGCGGCCTGGGTAGCGTTCAGGTCAATGATGTACTCGTCGACGAAGCGGCGATGCTTGTCGTTCAGGGGCGGTTTTCTGCCTGATTTAACATTATTGCTGTCCTGAGCCGGGATTTCTGAGACTTTCCCGTTCTCAGCCGCAACTTTGTTAACTTTCGGCGTGGACTTGCGCGGGCTTTTGGCTGCCGCTTTCGTTGTGGCTGCCTTCCCGCCTCCTTGTTCTGTCTTCTTGGTCGGCATGGTGCGTTCTGTGCTATGTCAATAGGTATTTCATGGTAGCACGTACAATGATTTACGGAAACTTTTACGGCAGGAGCGCCGGGCCGTGCTGGTGGATCAGGGCGATGTCGACGATCTTGCGGTAGATGGCGATGCCCCACAGGCTGTAGGTGACGATGATCTGCTTGCGCATGGCGCCATCGGTGGCGTCCTGCTCGGCGCTGGTGGTGGTCTTGGTCAGCATGGTCTTCTCCTGTCGGTTAGGTGCGAGCGAACGAGGCTTCGCCCTTTTGCGGGGCGCGGTCGCGGGGGAAGTGGACGTTGATGCGGCGCAATTCAATGCCGATCTCGTTCTTGATGCAGAGGTTGACCGTGCTATTGTCGTTGATGTGGCAGACGACAGCGGCGAAGGGTTGGTCGTGGTCGACCGTCTTTTCGTAGGGGAAGGGCCAGTAGTGGACCGTCTGGCCGACGATTACCGGGGCGCGGTTGGCGGGCGCGGGTTGCAGGTTCTGCAGGTGGGCGGGATGCATTTCAGGACTCCGATTGTTGTTCTGAAATGCATTTTATTGCTGTCGTTCAATAACTTGGTTGCTTTTGAGCCACATCAAGCAGTTTATTTACACCAGTTCGGGAAAGTGGCGCGCACGGCAACAACCGACAAGCGTAGCTTCGGCACCGGCATGAACCGCATGTAGAACGGGTTTGGCTCGAAACCGAACAGATCAAACAAAATGCCGTCGATCTGTTCACGGGTAAATGGCGGTTCAGTGCGGATCATTCGTCGTTGTCCTTGGTGCGCGGGGAGCGCAGGTTGTGGCGCCGCTCGCCGTTGATGCGGCGCTCCTTCATGCCTTCCGGCGGGGCGCCCGGCCCCAGGCGGCGGTCGCCAGCGGGCGACTTCTTCGGCTTCTCCCGCTCGCGCCGCATCTGCTCATCAATGTTGCGGTAGATGTCCTCGATCGTCTGGGTGAGACTGTCGCGCATGGTGCACCTCTTGGAGTGGTGGGCCGGGCTTGCCGCCGGCTGGCTTGTTTCCTGACTGAATTATGCGGGGTCGTCGGGTACTTCGTCACCAAATTTACTGGCCACATAGGCGCGCATGGCGGCGATCAGCGGCGTGGGGCCGAATACGACGCGCGGCGGCTTTGCGACGGCTGCCCACTCGCCCATCGGGTTTCCATTGCGGTCGCGCCCTTCCAACTTGATCATCTCGCGCTCGATGATCGGCCCGCCGGTACCCCAGTTCGTCGACGGCTCGAAGATATACCACTGCGGCCCGATGCCGCGATGCCCTTCGGTCAGCAGAACTTCAGTTTCGTTGATGTTGATGCGCGCCTCGTTTCCTTGTGCGCGGGCGACCCACAGATCCAGCAGCGCCCCTTCCAGCTCGGCCGTTTTCATGGCGCGGCCTTCGACAACGACAACGCTTCGCGCAGCGGCGTCAACAGCCGTTGCAGCTCGTCCGGCTCCAATGGCTCAGTGATCTCGCTTGCGCGCTCGCTTAGATCAGCGGCTTCACGGCACACACCGGAAAGTCGCGCGACCTCACGAGACAGATTTGCTTTCGACTCACTCATTTCTGCATTCCTTTCTTCTCGCGCTCGGCGAACAGTTTTTTACAGGTGCGGCTGTTGTACAGCGCGCCAGGGGTGATGCCGAACTTCAGTGCGGCCTGGTAGCGGGTCAGCTTCGGATCGGCGCGCAGGGCGTCAATCGCGTCCTCGACTTCCTTTTTTCGCATGCCGGCCATCTATTTCGCCTCCCTTGCTGCCAGCATGGCGGTGGCGATCAGGTTCGCGGCGGTGGCGTACCGCTCTGCCATGTGCTCCCATTCGGATTCGGCAAAGTCGCACAGCTGGTAGGCTGCGCCCTCGATGGCTTTCCCTGCAAAATACGCATGCAGGTCCATGCCGGGGTGTTGCTTCGGCTGTGCGCCGATGTTCTGCGGATACGGCCTGATTTCGCAAGGGAATGCGGGGCCGCCGCGCTGGTTCTCGCCCCATACGTGGTCAAAGGTGCTCATTTCAGCCGCGCTCCTTGATGATGGCCAGTTCCTCGGGCGTCAGCTTGGCCTCGGCCTGGGCGCGCAGCTCGGCGCGACGCTGGTCGCGGGCTTCGCGCACCCGGCGTGCCTCGTCCTTCTGCTGGTGCAGGTGCCACCACTCGCGGAACGCCGGCACCGTGACGCCGGCTTCCTTCCAGTCGACGGCCTGGATGACCGTCTCGACGCCGAGCGCCGCAACAAGGCCACACAACACGGCGGGCATCATGCGATCCAGAACCTCCTCGCGGCTGGGTGGCGGCGGCGGTTCATCATCGCGGTAGTCGTAGCAGGGCATTTCTTTCTCCTTTTAGTTGTCGCTTTATTACTTGCAGTGAATACGGTTGACGATCTCCACCACCCTCGCCACCCAGCTCTTGCGGGCCGGACTGGAGTGGGGCATCAGCCCCTGGGCGCGAAGGATGAGTTCCGTCAGTTCAGTGTAGGTCGGGAGATCCGCGCTGCGCGCAGCCTGGTCCAGGGTGTCGATCGCGGCGCGGATGCTCGGCTTCATGCGGCGCCTGTTGCTTTGGCGATGGCGGCGCGGGCGGCTTCTTCCATCTCGCCGGTGAATTCGTCGATCAGGCTCTTGTCGTCGTCACCGCCGGAGCGGTCACAGGCGCCGATGATCGCCTGCAGGGCGGCCAGCAGGTCCGGCGCGGCGGCGATCAGGCGCATGTCGGGGTGGATGACATTGGCGCACCAGCCGGCATGATGGGCGCGGCCTTCGTGCGGCGCGATCCAGTCGCGGCGCGCATGCAGCTTGTGCATGATATTCATGCCGTCATGCGCGGTGTCGCGGATTTCCAGCGTTGCCCCCTGCATTCCCCAACGATCAGGCCGAATAATGGTCAGGTCATACGTCGGCTTTCCTCCGACAAGCTGCAGTTGGCGATGCTTTTCATTGAGTTCCCAGCGCCACGGCCCTGGCGTGTGTTTGATTTCCATGTCAGACCACCTTCCATGGAAGCTCG